GTCAGGAGATGAACAGGTACAACCAGTACTACAGCAAGACAGATACAGGCGACGAAACTGCTCGGCTTATAGCGCGGTACGGCACTGCAGATGACGCCATCATCAAGCAGATTGAGGCCATGTCGCCCCTATCTCAGCTTCCTTCAGCAACAACGCAGGACGTTGAAGAGGCAATCTACCAAGATGTACTGAGGCAAGCTCCGCCTGTTTACACATCTGAGCCGACAGAGCGGGATGTCCAGGCTGCGATAGATGCAGACTTCATGCGTGAAGTTTCTGCTCTTACCACGCTTAACGCATCTGATTCACCGACGCTGGATGAAGCAGCCAAGCGCGCACAGCAAGGTGGGTATAGCCGGTTTACATGGGGCGGCAACGAGTACAAGGCAGGCACTGCGCCTGGATACTTGGCTCCTGATGGCAAGCTGTACCCCAGTGAAGAGGCTTTCCTTGCAAGCCTGACAAGGATCTCTGTACCGCAGATTCAGATTGCCACGCCTTCTGCGCAAGATCCGCGTAGCCGTGGGCTGAACAGGGCAGAGGTTGCGCCAGAAGTTTCTGGCGTACCAGCAGGCGAGTTCTATGAAGGCCAAGGGGCACCCATTGCTGGTGCCGGGCCGGGGGCATATTTCTCCTCTAGTCTTGCCGCTAAAACACCTGCTGCAGTAGCGGACTTTGCAACTAAAACTGCTGAAGCATTTCCGATAGGTGCGGAGCTTGCGGGCAAATCTGCTGAGAGCTTGCTCACCCGAATGGGTCAAGTGTTTATGCCGGGAGCGGCAACGCCTGAGTTGGCGATGGCACCAGAGGGTTCGGCTGAATACCTTGCTGGTGCCCCGGAGGCTGCAACACAGCGACAGGCGGAGTTGTCCAAAGAGCGGCAAGCAATACTAAATGCCATGCCGGAAACGCAAAGAAATTTTGCGACTGGCATTGAGTCAGGTCTTTTGACGGTTGGCGGCGGGGTTCTTGGATCTTTGGTTGGTGCCCCATTTGCAGGTGCAATTGCTACCGGCGTATCTCAAACAGCCAATCAAACTTGGCAAGAAGGGCTTGATAGGGGTATCCCAACGGAGCAGAACGCCAAGCGTACTGCGGTCATGTCTTCGTTGGAGCTTGCGGGTGAACTACTTGGCCTGCCTGCACTGAAGACCGTACTTAGGGGCCTGCCGGTCACGGCATCAGCAGACGAGTTGATTGCTGCCGCCAAAAAGATTGCGCCTGCTGCATTTGGTGAATACCTAACAGAAATTGGTACGGCAGTATCACAAGACGTAGCGGATAGAGTAAAAGCACTTGGCGGTGTTCAAGTAGGTAAAGAACTCAATGTTCTTGATACTGTTAAGGACACAATTGTTCAAACAACGGGTGCACTGCTAACAACTGGCGGGCTTGGAACGGCTGCTCGTGCAGGTCGTAACTTTGTATCGTCAGCACAAGACGCATACCAAGCGTATCAAAACCGCCCTGAAATTACACCGGTTGAGTTCCTTGGCTCAACGCCGCAAACGCAAATTGTTCCAACGTCAGGAATTCCTCAACAGTTAACGTACTCGCCTCCTGCGCCGCCAGCATCGCCACTGGAAATTACTGGCCCGACACCTGAGCCTACTCCGCTTGGCGAAGAAGTGCAGCTTGGCTATGAGGAAGGCGTCAGACCGACCGCGCAGCAGCAGTTGGAAGAAGCGTTGTCTGGAAGGTATGAGCCACCTGCTCCGCCTGCTCCTGCTCCCTCCGTCCCGTCCGACACCTCCGGCATCACGCCTGAGATGGTGGCGTTCATTGATGAAGACGGCAATATTGTCACGTATGGTGACTTGGGTTTTGCTGCGCCCGTTCCGTCAGCAACTGCGCCGTCAGCGAAAACTTCTCAGGCAGCGACAAGCCCAGTATCAGAAGCTCCACAGACGTTAGAGCAAGAAACAAAACTTGACGCCCTACGAGATCTGTTTAATCAGATCCAGCAGCAAGAGCAGGCATATCCTCTTGATGTGGTGAGCGCACCGGCACCTACGCCATCTACCGCGTTAGCCGAAACAATTGATCTAGCGCCATCGCAGACAACATTTGCGCCTGCTCCTACGCAGAACCTTCAGACAATTCTGAACCAAGCTGTTTACGGCGGTACGGGAGAGCAAGAACCGACCGTAACAAAACCAAATTTGTCTATTCCGGTAGCTGTTGATCCTGCAACTGGCGAGACATTGACGCTTGGTGACGTACTCCCAGCAGGCACGACTAAGGTTCCTTCTCAGGCAGATCTAAACACGCCTATTGGTGTTGATCCCACGACGGGCGAAACACTAACTTTGAGAGATGTACTGCCTGCTACGAGTTCTGCGCCGGCACCAGACTTGACCACGCCAGTAGCAACTAGCCCGACAACAGGCGAGACGCTAACGCTTGCAGATGTGACTCCTGCGGCACCTGCTCCCGCGCCCGCGCCTACACCTTCGCCAGCGCCTAGCCCTGCCCCCGCTCCTGCAGAAAAAACGACAGCGGCACCTGCTCCAAGTCCGGCTCCCGCTAAAGAAACGACCAAGACTGAAGCGCCTGCGCCGAGCCCTGCGCCTGCTCCGGCTGAAGTAACTGCGCCTGCACCTGCCCCGGCACCTGCTCCAGTACCTGCTCCGGCTCCCGCCCCGGCAGAAACAACTACTAAGACAGAGGCTCCTGCTCCAAGCCCAGCTCCGGCTGAAGTAATGGCCCCTGCTCCAGCACCCGCGCCAGCGGAAAAGACTACTAAAACTGAAGCGCCTGCGCCCAGTCCGGCACCGGCTCCGACAGAAACCACTACTAAGACTGAAGCACCGGCCCCTGCACCAACCCCAACCACGCAAGCGCCGACTCCCCCTGCGCCTCCGCCATCGACTACAACTACAGCAGAGCCGCCCGCTCCTCCTCCGTCTCCTACACCGGCACCTCCCGCGCCTGCGCCTGCTCCGTCAACAGTGGTAACTGATGGGGAAGAACCGCCCGAAGAGCCACCTGCCGCTCCACCTCCTTCTCCGGCACCTCCGTCACCGACACCTGCACCGCCTGCACCAACTCCTGCACCGCGTGCCCCTGTACCGCCTGGAGCAGAGACCCCGGTAACGGAAGAAGATTTGCGTCAAATTGTGACTGGCGCACCGCCACCACCGCCCCCATCGCCTCCGCCACCTCCTCCGCCACCACCGCCCTCTCCTCCTCCGCCTGCAGTTAAACCTCTGGCAGTTAAACCTCCTAGCCCTGCGCCGTCTCCTGCGGCACAATTGGCTCAAGTACCGGGGGTGACGCCAGAGTTGGCTGCGTTTATTCAAGAACTGATGCAAACAGAGGAAGCAGATCTGTTGCAACTAACCACGGCGCTCAAAGAAGAGCGCGAGAAAAAGCGCGAAGGCGCTCGTGAAAAACTGAAGTCTAGAAAGGCTTGATCATGGCAATCATCGATGATTACGTTGTCACCCCTGGTGGGGTTGTTGATGTTGGTGGTAATCCTGTAACTTATGATGCCTCTGGAAACATTAACCCAACGTATACGACAGATTTGTCTGGAGTAGGTTCGTTAGCAGGCCTGTTCTCGCCTTACAAAAAGCTGTTTGAAAAGATTACGTCTGGTAACGCCGGAGCCACTGAGTACGCCGCTGCCGCAGGCATCCTTGGTCTTCTTGTCCCTGCGCTGAACAAGCCTCAGACTGCGGGATGGAAAGGCTCAATTGACCTGAACAAGCAGTTCACCCGCACACCCATCACTCAGCCTGAGTACAAGCCGTATGCACAGAGCGCTTCTCCGGTGATGGGCCGTCAGTTCTTCAATACCACGTATGGTGCTGCGCCTGCTGCTGCCCCCGCTGCTCCTCCGCCGCCTGCTGTGCCGGGAACCGGAAATCCTGATTTGGACAATCCATCGTCAACTGGTGGGTTGGTCCGTGGTGGTATTGCGGGTCTGCGCAGATTTGAGGGGGGCGGGGATGTCGGCCAACCAAAAGCAGGACCGCAGTTCTACGATTACCACGTAGGCGCAAATGCCCGTATGGTAGATGTGCCGGGGATTGAGAACCCTGTGCTGATGTTCTTTGACATCCCAAACAACCGAGTTGTTGTGAGCGACGAAGGTTACTGGAACCCCAACGCTCCTATTGGTGAAGACCTGAACAAGGCTGTTGCTTGGGCGCGAGACCAAGGACTCCAGGCAGGCGTGGTTGTGTCCCCGTACTCTTGGGATGCGTTTGGTAAAGACGCTATTGGCGAAGACCTTGACTCCGGTTCTGCTCATCCGCGCTCAATGCCCGGTGCGTCCTTTGATCAGTTGAAGGAGTACATGAATGCAGCGGACTTTGTGGTGACTGACCCGTATGTGGTTAGCGCACAAACTGCTACGCCCGGAGTTCAAGAAAAACTTATTCAGATCACCGGCATGATTGGCGATCATGCCAACGAAACCGGCAAGCCTGCGTGGTTGGTGCTTGGTGGATCTGAGGCACCAGCAGGCACTGATCCAAATCTAATTTATAACTACACAGATCAATTGCTTGCAAATGCAGGCAACAAGTTCAATCAAGTGTCAGTTTATGAGGGCACAAGAGACGGCGGCGGTGAGACTTGGGATTATTTGCAAGCATCAAACATCCTTGCCAAGAATGGCATTCAACCAACCGGCAACTACGGGCAAGCGTTTGAAACTCAAACATCAATACCCGTAACTCCTCCTTTGGGATATGACATTGGCAGTCTCAAGGTCGGCTCTGCTCAAGACTTTTTGAAGGGTCCAAACCTCCAAGATCCCTCCAACTGGGGCAAGCAGGAGGCGTACCTAGATCCTGCAACAGCACTTGCAAAGTCACTTTCTGAGAAACAACAAGCGCCGCAACAACCTGCCGCGCTCACTGGGCTTGCGGGTTCTCTTCCTTCTGGCTGGGGCGGATACGGTGCAGAGCAGAAGATTGACTGGTACAACCAAAACAAGGTGACGCCAGATCAACTGCTGGGTGCTGGTGCCGGTGTTACACAGCAAGACATCGATTGGATGAAGGAGCATGGTTATGTCGGCTCTTATGAGTCGCCTGCCGCTCAACCGTTGAGCCAATCCAATCTGTCTCAGCCCGCGATGGAGACATCTCCTATCGGTTCGCCTGTTACACAAACAGGGATCGCACAAGCGATGCCGATGCTTCCTCAAACTCCGCCTCCGCAACCTATACCGGAGCCCATGCCAAGGAGCCCGATGCCTTTTGAGGAGCCGCAAATCGTGGAACAAGCAGCGCACGGTGGACTGATGGGTCTTGCCCGTGGCGGTAGAGCCATGCCACCGCGCTATCTGCGTGGGCAAACTGATGGCATGGCAGATAAGATCCCGAGTAACATCGACGGGGTGCAACCTGCCAAGCTCAGTCACGGTGAGTTCGTGATCCCTGCGGATGTAGTCTCTCATCTTGGGAATGGCAACTCTGACGCTGGAGCCAAGGTTCTGTACAAGATGATGGACCGTGTGCGCCATGCCAGGACCGGCAACAAGAAGCAAGGACGTCAGATCAACCCGGAAAAATTTACACCGGGCGGTATCGCTGGCTACGCTGGTGGTGGGGCGGTTGCATTCCAAGAGGGCGGTACTGCACCGAAGGCCCCTCTTGGCGCTTCTACAGAGACCAATATCTCTGAGTGGGCAGGTCCGTATGTGGGAGACATGCTCAGCAAGACTGCTGCGCTGACCAACACGCCTTACCAAGCCTATCAAGGACCGCTCGTCGCCGGTACGGCTCCTCTGCAGAGCAAGGTGTTCTCCGGCCTGGAGGGTTTGAACTTCCCCGGCCAACTGGGTCAGTCGTTTACAGCACAGGGTGCGTATCAGCTTCCCAGCATGACGCCGGGTGGTGTGACGGGGCAGGCAACTGGTCCGACTGGCATCGCTTCTCAGTACATGAACCCGTATCTGAGCGCAGTGCTGACGCCTCAGTTGGACGAGCTTCGTCGCCAATCCCAGATCACGCAGATGGGCAATGCTGGCAAACTGGCTCAGGCTGGTGCATTCGGTGGATCTCGTCAGGCCATCATGGATGCTGAGACGCAGAGGAACTTGTTGCAAGAGCAGAACAAGGCAATCGGTACTGGATACGCCAACGCTTATGACCGGGCAATGGGGCAGTTCAATGTTGAGCAAGGCCAAGCCAAGACTTTGGCTGACATGATGGCAGGTGCTGGTACACAACAGCGTGGCATCGAGCAAGAAGGCATCACCGCTCTGCAGAAGCAGTACGAGACTGAGCTACTTGATCCATACACCAAGCTGCGATTCCAGAAGGAAATGCTGCAAGGTTTGCCGGTCTCTACCACTGCTACCACTGCAAACACTTCTACGATGGACCAACTAAAAGGCGGTATGTCAGACATTCAGTCTTTGATGAAGGCCCTTGGTCTTGCTTGAGGAATAGATATGTACGCACAACAAGCCTCCATCGATCCATCCCTCGCCGCTCTGTTGCAGACGGCGCAGATGGTCACGCCAGATCAGACGCCTACGGTAGCCGCCCAGGTAGCTGAAGCCGCAGCGCAAAAGATGCAACCACAAGGCATGCCTCAAGGTATGCCTCAAGCACGGCAAGATTTTCAAGCTGCGATGCCATCCATGATGCGCAACATGCAGCAGGCTCAGATGCAGCAGATGGTTCAACAGGCTATGCAGCCTAAGCCTGCTGGGATTGAAGGTTTGCCGTCAAACATCCGCATGGCAGAGGGTGGCGTTGTTGGGTATGCGGAAGGTGGTATGCCGCGTGTCTATGGGTTTGCGCCTGACTATGAAGATGCGCGTCGGCTTGGGATTGCACTGAGCCCCTACGACTCTCCAGCAGACCGCAAGGACAAACTTGAGCGTTTGCAAAAGATGCGTGAATTTGAGAAAGAGCGCCCAAGTTTTGGTGACATTCCTACTGAGGCAAGCGTAGCTAGAGATCAGCTACTTCAACGCGCATATGCAGATCCGACCCGAGCAAGGGATGTTGTTGGCCCAGATGCCGCTAGGACTATGAGCCCAGGCAGGACGATGGCTCCTCCTGCTGCCGCGTCTCCAGAAGGTCAACGACTTGCTACAGCTAGGTCCATGCCAACACAGTTTGATGTAGGCATCGGTGCTTTGCCTGCTTTGCGCCGTGCTGCGCAAATGGTTGGCGGACAAGAGCGTGAAGACATCCTGAACAAGATTTCAGAACTTGAGTCTGCGCAGTCTCGTTCTATGGCGCAACCTGCCGCACCGTCTGGTATTGCTGCTGCGGCACCGTCGCAACCGACGCTGGCTGGCGCGATGAGCGAGGTTGAGAAGATCATGCCGGGAACGGGCACGGAGCAAAACCGCAAAGCATTGGAAGAGCTTCAAGCTATGCGCCGTGCGCGGCCTGCTTCAGGCATTGGATCTCTTGCTGCACTGCAAGAAGAAGCAAAAGTTATGGCTGACCTGAAGGCCAAGGAAGATGCTTCTGCACAAGAGCGTGGAATCATGGCATGGCTTGCTGGCCGTGGTGGCAGAGGCGCTTCTGCTCAAAGCTACATGGGCTATCAGCAGAATGAGCAACAACGTCAAAAGTTGTTTGCTCAAGAGAACACCATCCGTGCTGCAAAGATTGATGCCATTACCGATGCAAACGAAGCGCGTAAGGTTGGCGACCAAGAGAAGTATGTTGAGGCATTGAACAAGTTGTCTGAACTTGACCGTGCTGATAAACAGGTCAAGGCGCAGTTGGCCGCTAACACGCTGCAGTCTCAAGTGCAGATACGCGGTCAGGATATTCAGGCCCGCGAAGGTGAACTGAATCGTCAAGCCAGAGATGAGGTCAAGCAACTGCCATCTTTTGAACAGCAGATGGCAGAGCGTGCAATGGAAGACTGGATGCGCCAGAACCCAGGCAAGACATTCTCTGATGCGTGGGAGTGGTACAGGGGCGCTGGTAAGCCAAATAAATCCGGCATGACGTATGACCAAGCTGCCGACAACGTAGGCAAGTTCATGGATTCCATTTCTGGAATGCAAGAAATTGCTGCTATCAAAAAACGCGCCAAAGAATCTGGTCAACCTGAACCGAGCATGTCTCAAATTCGTGAGATGCTTATTCAGCGTGAGCTACAAGGTGCTGGGTCTCGTGCTCCTGCGCCTGCTAACCAACCCGCTCCTCCTGTTGGTACAGTTATGCAAGGGTACAGGTTCAAGGGCGGCAATCCTGCCGACAAGAACAACTGGGAAAAGGTGTAAGTCATGGCAGGTCCTTGGGAGCAATTCCAGTCTACTGAACAAGGGCCTTGGTCGCAGTTTGCTGCGGTTCCATCTGCGCCTACTGCGCCGCCACCTGAGAAACCTTTTATACCATCTGCGGTTACAGATGTTTTCCACCAATTTGCTGATGTACCAATAGGTTTTCAGAAAGGTGTTTTGCAGGGTATCCGAATGGTTTCGGATATGTTTGGTGCAAACAATGCTTTTTCTAAATCTGTAAAGCAGAACGAAGAAGCGCTGGCAAATCTTATGTCGGCGCAAGCAAAGAATGACCAGCAAGAAATTGCACGCATTCTCAAAGATGCAGAAGATAAGGGCGTACTGGATCAGGTTAAGGCAGGCGTCAAGGCATTTACTGTCGCGCCTGTTGACACACTAACATCCGCATTAGGTACTGCTGCCCCCGCTATTGTTGCTGCACTAGGCGCAAAAGTACTTGGCGCAGGAGCTTTGATCACAACTGGTGTATCCGTACTGACCGGCGCAGGTATGGGTGCTGGCACGATCAAAGGCACCATTTACGAGGAAACAAAGCAAGCTCTACTGGATGCTGGCGTATCTGAACCTGTTGCAGAAGAACGAGCACAAAAAGCACAAGAGTATGGTGGTAAGAACCTAGACCAAATTTTGGCAGGCGCAGCAATAGGTGGTGTGGCTGCAAAAGGACCGTTGGAAAAGGGTGCGGTACGTGCTATTGCTAGCCGCATCAGCAAAAACGTAGCAGCTAGAGAAGCTGCTGAATCTGTTTCAGAAAAAGCTGCCAAAGGCGCTATCACTGGCCGCATCGGTGCAGGAGCAGCAGAAGCGCTGCCAGAATTTGGACAAGCGGCTCAAGAGAAAATTGCTGCCAATATTGCGCAGCAAAGAGAAGGACTGGATGTTCCTACGTTTAGGGGTGCTGTAGCTTCTGGCACTTTGGAAGGTCTTGCTGGGTTTGGTTTGGGCGCGGCACTGGGTAAGCAGACTGCTGCCCCACCAATTACGCCTGCTGCACCACCCGCAAGTACAGCAGTAATTCCTCCTCCTGCAGCAGCCCCCGCAGCACCCGCAGCACCTCCTGCTCCTGCAGCCGCCACTGCGCCAGAGACTCCCGTTACTCCTGTTGCAGAGACACCTGTCACTCCGACTGTAGAAACGCCTGTAGCAGAGATTCCACCTGTAACAGAAACACCTTCTACTGAAGCGACTCCAGTTCAGCCTGCTGTTACAACTACTGCGCCGTCTGCGCCGGAAGCCCCGCCGCCGATGGCTACTCCTGAGGGAACAAAATTTACGTTTGAGACCGCAAAGGGCTCTCAGTATTTTGTTTTTGAAGACGGCACAACGCAGCGCAACAAGGCACCTCGGCCTGAGCATCCTGGCGATCAAGGTGTTAAAGAGCGGACGGCCCGCACAATTTATGTAGATGGTGACGCATCTCGTCTAAGTGCTGCTGGTGTTACCGGAATGGAAGGCGCTAGAGTCATCATTGATGATGACGGTACGGCATCGTTGGTTTGGAAGAACCCGCAGACGGGTGCTCTTGGATCTTCTCCTGTCAGTTCAAAGATTAAGTTTTACGATGAGCCTGCGGTTGGTAGATCACCGCTTGAGCTTTGGAGTAGGACTGAAGTTGCGGGACGAGAAGGCTATTCCGGCATGCACGCCGGGAACAAGATCGTAAAGTTAGCTCCGGTTGAGACGAAGGCTCCCGCAGTAGAGACTAAGCCTTCCGTAGCAGCGCCTGCTACTCCAGCACCCGCCGCTCCAAAATTTGAGGCACAAATTGTCAGCCGTCAGCCCGCACCAGACGGGATGGAAGTCCATGTGTTCACCACTACGGACGGATACGGCACAGGTTTGTTTGACGCGGATGCAAACCAGTACGTAAACGGAAGCGTCACTAGGTTTGCTGGCGAAGACACCCTGCCAAAGGCGGAAGCGCGTGCGGCAGAAATGCTGCAGAAGGCAACGCCGGTAGAGGCTGTTGCGATCAAAACAGAAACGCCTTCTAACATCTCGATTCCAGCATCAGAAGTTGAAGAAACAACTACTCCTGCTGAAGAAGCAAAAGATATTCAAGAGCCAACAATAAGGAACAAGCTAAAAACAATAGCGCAAAATCTTGGTGTTTTGGTTTTTGAGACTGGTGAAAAGTATTCTTCTAGTAGTGGAGTGGTTACCATTCCAACAGAAGACAAACAAGTAGAAGGGGCTCAAAGTCCTGAGTATGTGTTTGCCCATGAATTGGGGCATGCTATCCTGCAGAAGCGCGGCGTATCTTATAAAGGTATGCCAAAAGCAGAACTTGATAAATGGATTCCAGGCTGGGAAAAACTTAAGGCTATTTCTAAGGCATACCGCCCAGAAATTCACAATCATAAACTTCCAAAGTTTAGGCGTCACGCAAATAAACCAGATGAGATAATTGCAGATGCTTTGGGATCTTTCTTGTTGGGCATTAGTAGCAAACAAGATATAGATCCAATCATCAAGGCTCTAAACTTGAATGATTACGACCTGGGCCTGAAGGGAAAGACTGAGCCATCTGTTGCTGCTACCGCCGCACCCGCCGCAGAAACTCCTGCCGCGCCCAAAGCAGAAGCGCCCCCTACCCTAGACACCACCGGCATCAAGGAAGTTAAGGGCCGTCATCCGCAAGTGCAGGCGGCAGCAAAACTTCTCCAAGACAAGAAGATGTCGCGGGAAGAGTTTGAGAAGTACGTTGACTACTACAAGCCTATCCAAGAAGTAGAGTCAGAAAAACTTCTGCCTCCTACCTCTGAGCAGCGGATGAACGAGACGGTCAACGCCGACAAGCGTGACCGCATCAATGTTCCTGTTGCTGATGGGACCAAGGTTGGACTTCGTATGGACCTGCCTGCCCGTGAGCGTGGCGGCAGTGTTGTATCCATCCATGAGGGGAAGCCTGGGAAAATGACCGTTGGGAAGCTGATGGGCTTCCGTAGTACCGGGTGGCTGAAGGATGTAACTTTTGAGGTTCGTTCTCAAGAGAAGGGTTTGGCTGTTGCCGCTGGCGCTTCTAAGGCCCCGCAGCAGACGGTCGAAGGTACTTGGTTCAACCTGGGACCAGAGGAGACCTACACCCGTGTCAAGGAGTTGATGAAAGACCCAGCCTGGAAGCAGGTTGGCTTTGATCCTGCCCGGCATGGGTACTTCTACGACAGGAAGACCACTCAGCCTGTCGTCTCTGCTTCAGAGATGTACCAAGTGGGCCAGTTCCTTTTGGCTAAGGATGTCGAGTACGCACCTAAAGAAAACTACCTGTACTCGGTTGAGCCGACGGTCAAGTCTGATCGCCTGCCGTCTTACAAGCGCGGCGTAGAAAATTTGCGCAAGCGGTGGGAGAAGGGTGACCTTACATCTGATGAATTTGCTGCCCGAGTAGACATCCTGGCGAAGCAAGTTGAGATGGCAGAGCTTGCCAAGGAGAAGTCGAGCCGTGAGCGCGGAGCGGACTTCTTGCGCCAGAGATTGTTGGAAGCCAAGCGGCGGGGTGAGTTGTCACCGGAAGCAGTGGATTTTGCTGAGTGGTTCATCCTTCAGAACCCTGCTTTGGTAGATGACTTGGGCATCTCTATCCGTACTCCTAAGGAAGATGGAGTAGGCGGGATGTATAGCTCCTACGGTCGAGTCATGTACCTGATGAAGGAGCGCGGCTCTGACCAGACTGTCGTCCATGAAATCCTGCATCATCTTGAGCGCATGATGCCTAAGGAGGTTCAGTCTGCCATCCGCAAGACTTGGATCAAGTCTTTGATGGAGGCACAGAAGAATGCCAAAACAGATGCTGAGAAGCAGTTCTTCAAGAACCTGACTGACTTCCACTTTGGATTTGGTTCTCGCTCTTTGATGAAATCTGCAATAGATGCCATCAAGAATGGAGATGTAAGCAAAGACTTGTATCAGTACACAAGTCCGTCAGAGTTCTGGGCTGAGAATGGCTCTGAGATCATGAGGGGTCGGTTTGATGTCAAGGGATCTGTGCTTGGCAGGCTGAAGCAGTGGCTTTCTGAGTTGAAGGAAAAAGCCCGTAGTCTGTTCGGCCTTGAGAACAAGGCGGCGATCATCCGTGCGCTGGATAGCTTATCCAAGGGTGACGGCAAATTTGTTTCCAAGACACTGCTGGATGAAGGGACTGAGCCTAAGCTGAGCGTTACTCAGCAAGGTACTCCCGGAGAGCAGGCTATCTCCATCGTGAACCAGATGAAGATGGGCATCCCGCCCACCAAGCCTACCTTTGCGCAGCAAACCATTGCCATCCTCAAAGGAGAACAACAACTCCCAACCCTTGACCTGAAGACGGCCAAGGAAGTTGCGATGAAGTTCTCAGATACGTTTGAGAAGAATATGTTCTCTGCTGACGCGCCGTTTGAAAACGCAGTGCGGCGCGGCGTGAGAGAGGCGGTGAAGGACAACGTAGAACTCCTCGGCCTGCTGCTCCAAGTGGGGCAGTCTCAGACTGTGAACATAGACAACGTGACTAGTCGCTCCATCATTGATGGCGGCGCTGAGTACAACCAGGACATGGTGAAGTGGCAGTCTGTTGAGAAGAAGGAAAACCTCAAAGCACAGACGGAGAAGCTAGAAGAGATCTCCAAGAAGTACGGAATTCCTTTTGAGGAAGTTGAGAGCATTGCTCATGCGTACCTTGTCACCAAGCGTCTGCCTGAAATCCTCAAGCGCAACGCGGATCTGACGGCGAAGATTGACGCCGAGCAGAAAACAGCCAAGCCCGACCGCAAGCAGATTGATGAGTGGAAAGCTCTGCTGGTCTACGTCTCTCCCCAGCAGGAGACGCAAATTGAGCCTGGGCAGTCGCTTGTAAAGCTGATACCGGAACTGGAGCAAGTCTCTGACATCTGGCAGGGCATGCGCAAGAACACCATCAACACGATGGTTGAGGGTGGTTTGTGGTCACGGGAATATGCAGAGTCACTTCTAGACAATATTGACTACGTTCCTTACTACCGCGTTGAGCAGCTTGAAGAAGGCGCTGGTCCGCTGGAGTTCATTCGTGGTCTTCAGGTCAAGGCTAAGGATCACAAGCTCAAGGGCTCTGATTCACCAGTGAATAATGTCTTTGACAATCAAATTCGCTGGATGCAGTACGCCCTGAGCCGCACGATGCGGGCGCACAAGGCGCGGCAGATGATCGATGTTGCAAAGGACATCGACATCGGAGACCGCAAGATGGCGGTGAAAGTCACGGAACAGAAGCGCGGCATGAACATCGTGCGCATCTACCGTGACGGCAAGCAAGAAATGTGGGACGTTGCTGATCCCAATTTTGTTGATGCTTTCGCGGCAATTCAGAACGTCTCTATCCCGATGTTCAAGTGGGCGGCGAAGGCGGCAGAGATTCTGCGCAACACCGTTGTTCTGTACCCGTTGTTCTCTGTTGCTCAGGTGCCGCAGGACTCGTTCGCGGCGATGTTCACGTCTGGCCTGAAGCCTCAGTTTGCGCTAAAGATTCCATATCTTGCGGTTAAGGAGTTCATCAAGACGATCTCCAAGACCAGCGCCACGCACAACGAACTGAAGAAGTTTGGTGTGGTTGGGGCACGGGACTTCTCTGCTGATGTCATGCGCAAAGACGCTGAAATTGAAGCTGGATTGAAGAAGCCAAAGGGCGCATGGGGTAGAACCAAGGAGATCCTTGAGCACGTTGCTATGGCTGGCGATAACGCTGTCCGTCAGGCAACGTATATCGCGGCAGAGCAGCAAGGATTGTCTAAGGCCGAAGCCCTGGAGAAGGCGTTTGAGATATTCAACGTCCGTCGCCGTGGAACTAGCAAGGCGCTAAATTTGGCGGGCCAGACGATCCCGTTCTTCTATGCGTACCTTGCTGCTCAGCGGGTGGCATACAGGACGATCACTGGCGTAGGAACCTCTCCGACTCAACGAGAAGCCGCACTCAAAACTTTGGCGGCTACGTCGGCATCGGTCATGGTTCTGTCCATGCTCTACGCCATGATGGTTGGGGATGACGAGGACTACGCTGATACGCCTGCTGCGGTGCGGGACAGAACGCTGACCATCCCTGGCACTGGCGGTGTGCGGATTCCGCTGCGGCCTGACTTCTTCTTGTTTCCCAAAATTATTGCTGAGCACACCTATCAGTTGATCACTGACAAGGGATACGAGGACGGCGCTAAATTTAGGACATCGATGTTTGATGCCCTAGTGAACGCTACGCTTAGCCCGACTCCTATCCCTCAAATTGTGAAGCCCATACTTGAGGTAGCCATCAACTACGACTTCTTCCAAGGCAAGCCGCTCATCGGTACGTTTGAGAAGAACAAGGATTTGGAGCGACAGTTCCGGGATACCACTTCTGAACTGGCAAAACTGTTCGGGCAAACAGGTATGGTCTCTCCGATTGCTGTGGATCACCTGATCCGTGGCATGCTGGGTTCGTTCGGTGGCTTGATGTTGTACGGGACAAATATGTTCCTGCACTCTGACCCCGACGTTCCAAGGCCGGAGATGTCTGCTAATGAGATGCTGGCTGCTTTACCGGGAACCTCTGGTTTCTTGAAACGACCTCAAGAGTCTGCCCTGAAGAACGACTTCTACGTCCTGCGTGACGAGGTGGAGAAAGCAGCCAACACCTTCAACGACATCAAGACCCGCAGCCCCGAGGGGATTCAAGCGTTCTTGGAAGACGAGAAGAACATGGCCCGCTTGGGTCTGGCTAAGGGCGTGGACAAGATCAACCGTGAACTGTCCAAGATCCGCAAGGTAATGACTCAGATCACGAACATGCCTGAAAGTCAGATGTCTGGTGAAGAGAAAGCGCAGAACATTCGTGAACTGCGGGAACTGGAGCGTGAGATCCTGCGCTCAGTGAACGTCAAGGAACTGCGGGAGATGGCTAAGATTTAGGTGGAAGGCCCTGACGCAACTCAGGGCTGTTGTGCGGGGCGCACTCACCGGGCTCCCGGCCTTCCGTTTGCCGTACAACGACCAAGCCACACGGCAAAAACTAATCCCCACAGAAGCAGGCTATACCTTCTTCTTGGGGGTCAAACATATCTCTTTGCTGCTCGGCGAACTTTGCCATCTCGGCGTAGGAGGGGCGGTCTTTGCGGAAAACAGCACCGTCCGGTGCCGATGCCAGGGCCAGGGCTCCATTTTTGCCCACCATACTGCGCGTTCTGGCTTTTCCTTAATAAGACTAAGGATTTGCGCTCCGCCTTTTAGGTAGCACAGATCACAGTTACCGTGCATTGTAACACCGTTAATATTTGGCAACTCCAAATCAAACGGCATAGATTCCCAAAACTTACCAACCATTTCTTTTGTTACGCCTACTCGTCCAAGTGGCGCAACTTTTTCTTCGTGCTTACCGTAGTCTTGATTACCAATCTTTGCTAGACGGCGCTGCTCATCTGCGCGAATACCAAGCATTGAATCCCACTCAGTCCAACCGATGCTTTTCAGGTAACGGTGGATGGCTCGTACTTTCATCTCCACTGTGCAGAATCGGCTGACAGGGTTGGGCAGGTAGTTACGCTTACGGATGATTGCCTCAAATGGCTCACCATCTCTGCTGGCGGTTTCAAACGTAACGACACGGAAGCGGTCTTTGGTTTCCGCTGCGTCAGCGTACTCCACCCAAATAATCGGTACGCCCCACTCTTTGCTGCACCGATCTACAAACCGAAGCGTGGCTTCTTCTTCCTTGCCGGTGTTGGCAAAGCACACCTTGGCCTCATCAGGTAGACCGCCATTGCTCTGAAGCACGCGCCACAGCATGTACGCAGATGTACGCCCGCCTGAGAAGGAGATGCAGGTAAGGCCGTTAATTTTGAAGGGGTCGTTCATGATGGAACCAACGTGGAGTTTTTCGCACGCAGCTTCTCTTCCACTGCTTTGACACCCACGAAGCCAAGTGCTTTGTAGTAGTTGTGTTCTTCTTCTGTTAGCCCTTTCCAGGGCATAGGTAGCCAGCGGGTTTCTTTATCCACCTTTATCTCGGTTTGGCTAATTTGCTGCTCTGGCTTTTGCGTAGCCTCTACTGTGTCAACCCAATGCTCAAAGGCTGCTTGGGATTTGTCTTCTGGCTGGGACAGGGCGGCTTGCAAGGCAGAGATAGCTTTCCAGCGTTCAGGGCGATTTGCTTTTTGCGTGAAGCCCCATTCGTCCGCCATGAACTCTAAGGCTTCCAGCGCTTGCTCCACAACCTTACGATCTATTTGCATACAGACTCCTGATGGTTTCGTTAAGGGCGTCTAACTCATCCCACTTCTTGATGCGCCACAAAGTTTTAGTGCCGTGCCAGTTCGCATGGCAGTCTGCACATAACGCTACCGTGATGAAGTGCTTCTGCTGCTCAATGTGGTGGCACTGAGACGGCGGCGGCGCGGCGCAGAGTGAGCAAGGGAGCGCAGCGACAGCAGCCAGATGCTCCTGCTCATCCTTAGTCTTACTTTTGTGGTTCTTGCTGAACATCTTCCACCCACTGGAGAAGACCTGACAGCGCTCTCATAACGTCAGTCACATGCTGGTCTACATCTTCCAGCTTGTTATGTAGGCACTTCTGCTCCAGTTGCTTGATGTTTCTTTCAGCTACTTGGAGGTAGTAGGAGTAGTCGTGGAAGGGTGTCATTTCGTTTCTCCTCTGGCTCTGATGGCTTCGTCGTAATCTTTCTGGGTCTTGTACCAGTTGTCCGCACTCATCTTCAAGATGTCCTCGCGCTCGGAGGCGGCAACCACGGCGGCAAAATATTTGAGCCTTGGATAGTCATCAACCAATAGGCTTTGAGTAAGGCCTGACTCGCGGGCTAAGTCGTAGATGTTGTAACTCACGAAGACTCCTTGTAGAAGATCCCGTCCGGTCCAAGGTGTCCCTTGCGGTCTTTGATTTGATCAAAGGCAGCTTCAAAGCACGCTACAAGATTCACACCGTACAGCTCTGCGCCTATAACCAAAGTTACAAGTACATCCCCGTAGGCGTCGATCACTTCTTGATAGTCGCGTTTGTTCAGTGCCTTCAGAAGTTCTGCTACTTCCTCGGTAGTTTTGATGGCCTGAGTCAGGGCGTTGGAGTTGGGGATGATCTGTCTGGCTGCCGCCCAGGCGATGACGCGGGATTCGATGTCCTCAAATCTCATGGGTTAACCTGCTGGGGAAGGATCATCTGCTCCAAAGTTTTGTTCAGATGTTCTGCGATGGTGACTTGATCTACACCGATGGCTTTGCACCACTGGTCTTGTTCAATCACGGCCATGATGTCTCGGACTGCTTTGTTGTAGCCGCCGTTGAAAGCATCGTCACCTTCTACGATCATGGTGATCGCGTCCCGCACGAGAGCGGTAGCCTTGCGGTCCTTGGCAAAATCTTTGAGCTTGAGATAGATGTCCTCTCGGAGGTGTACCGAGTAAGGGACTAGCCTTTTTTCCATGCTTGGAACTCCATGTTGATTTGACGCAGCTTCGCAGAGGCCGCTTGGTTAGTAGCCAGTTCCCGGCGAGATTCGATCTCGCAATGAGCCTTGATCCATGACGTAGCCTCGTCCTCGTCGGCATCGAAGATGTGACCCTCACCGACAAGCCACCGTTGGAAGTCTGGGTTGCGAGGCAGCATCCCGGCCAGCTTGACGATCTCTGAGAAGTTGTCGCGGTTTAGAGGCCGCTCATCGTCACCGATGCGGACCATGACGCACTGATACCGAGCGCCCACAAAGTCACGAATTACCGACTCGCAAAGTTCGTCCGGGTGTATTCGTAAGGTCAACACCATTCCTTCTTTGTCCTGTTTTAAGGCAATTTTTATTGCCTCAAACTGTGATGTTTCCATTTTGTTTCCTTAGTTTTTTTGCCCAGTAATACTTCTTGTCCAACTCTCTTGCTTTCTCTGGGTCTAAGCGTTTTTTGTCGTTGTTACGCTTATTGACTTGTTTATATTTTTCTGGGTTTGCTTCACGCCATTTTTTATGTGCCGCTAGATTACATGCCTTGCACTTAGACATTGGATATGGTCGTTTGCCGTCTCGTCTAAGAGCAAACATAGACAATGGTTTTATTGTTTTACATGCAGTGCATAACTTATGATCTTTTGGCAAATCTCTGTATGAGTCGCCGACCATTTGTCCATGCCTTGTGTTGCAAGAAGAACAAACAATACCAAGCTCGCCATCTCTGTAGTGCTGAAGAACCGCGCCTGCATGACGGTTATCGTCATCAATCCAGTGCATGGTGATGCCGCAATCCCTGCAAACCATGTCCGTTGGAACAAGTTTTTCCAACTCATACAAAGATGGAACATATTTTTTGTCCATCTTTGCAACTCGTTGCATGCCCACAAGTCGGTGGTGTTTTTCGCACATGTTGGACCTACCATGTCTTTTGATGGATTGGTCCCCACAAACATAGCACTTCATACAAAATCTCCTTTGTGCGAGTGTACTATGTTTGAGACTTTGTCAGAAGGGGATGTCGTCATCCATGCCATCACGCTCAGGCTTCGGCGCTGGCTTAGCCTCATCTGGCTTGCGGTAAGCATCGTAAGCAAGGGACAGGAACTCCCCGCTACGGCCCTCCCGCTTCCAGGCGGATAGCTTGATCTTGATGTTGTCCTCGTCGGTCTCTGACAGGAGTTGCTTCAAGAGAGATCGTTCCAGGGTGATGTCGCCCTTCATGTCGGGCTGCTTGTCACGCTTGTACTGGTTGGGGAACAGTGCCCCGGTGTTGGTGTAGTTCATTTCAGTGCATCCTTCTTAGTCTTGAACGCTTCCATTAGATCCTTGTGGCACTCGGCGTCGATCTCTTTTACCTTGTCAAAGAGTGAGCGATTGACCTTGAAGATCTCCATGACATCGGCTTGAGACTTGGCCTGTTCCAGAGCAACGACAGCCATCTCAGCGACAATATTAATGAAGTCTGTAGGCGTAGCGTCAGGCTTGGTCGTGACGGTGATCTGGAACCGTCCGGCTTCGCCTGCCATCTTGGCCGGGGGCTTCTCTGCTGGCTTCTCGGCCTTCGGCTTCGGCGCAGGAACCACGCCATCATCTTCCGGCAGATCTTCCCCGGCGTAGATGTACAGCCCCAGCCCGTGCATAGCCAGACACTTGGTAAGGCACCGCATGATGGCCGTGTTTACCTGAAACGCATCCGGGTTCTGGATGGGCTTGTTCCGGTGATCCATGACCGGCAACATGCAGGTCATCTCCTTGCTGAACAGAGTGGTACGCACCCACACCATCGCGGTCCCGTTGATGTCCATGTACGGGATGGTTGTCCCGTCAGCACGCTGGAACGTATCAACATGGAACGTGGCAGTCGGATCAGCCTTCAGGGCTTCTGCCCAGGCCCACGCCCAGCTAAGGTACGTGAGCCCGTTCTTTTTCTCAACGTGATCCTGTACGTTGAGCTTGAGGAGGTTTGCAATCATGCTGCTTGCTGTTCAACAATTTTTACGACTGGCTTACCCGGCTTGCGTCCAGGCTTCTTTGCGGGACGGCCTTCCTTGGTCAGACGAACATCTCCCGCATTAGGGGCGGCAGTGATAGTCGTCACCGGCTTGGCTTCGAGCTTCGCCAAAATTTTGGCGGCGGTTTCTTGCACTGCGTGGATGACGAACTTCACTTCGGCTTCATTCAGGTTGATCAACACTTTGGTTCTCCTTCAGGTAGGCTTGAAATTGACTGCAGAACTTAGACACTTGGCAGAAGGACTTGCAGCGCGTCCTTTCACCAGGGCGGAACTCGATGAAATAACCTTTGGTTAGGTTCAACTCCGCTTCCTCTTTGGTGGAGTACACAGCCTTGGCTCTGACTCCGCCTTCTTTCTTGATGGCCCAAGACGAGGGCTTCTCCCACATCTCATCGGATGAACACTCGGGCAAAGTGCCCTCGGTGTCTGCCTCAAACATGGCAGAAGAGTGCGCGGTCAGGCGGTCTTGGATGAAAGCCTCACGCACCTCCCGGCTCCACAATTTAATGGGGATGGTGACGATGGGAGCCTGTGGATAAGTTTCCTTCTGTGCCTCACGGGCAGACCAGTCGCGGATGATCGCCACGATAGACAGACCAGTAACGGGGATCTGCTTGACCTTCTCAATCAGGTGAGCGTAGATGTTCAACTGGTACGTCCAGTCGGCCTTCTCATTCATCACCGCCCAGGCGCTGGTAGTTTTGTAGTCGCTGATCTCAATCCCGTCAGGCGTGACGGTCTGCAGATCCACAGCGCCAGACAGAACCCAGCCGGAGAACTCTGCGAACAGACGCTCCTCGATGATGTGGTTCTCGCCCTTGCCGTGTTCCAAGATATGGTGGATGGCCGAGCCGAACAGTTGCCACACCATCTCGCTGGCGTCTTGCTCGATCTCATCCCAGTGCTTGCGCTTCAACTGAACAATACGCGGGCTGTTCAGAAGTTCTGTGCATGAGATATGCGCGTCGCCCTTGCTGTACGTGGGCCTGTGGAGTGCGTTGACCACAGACTCAGGCAGCGCGTGAATATTAGTGATCTTCATTTCTTCATCCTCTTGATGGTGGTGATCCGTTTATCCAGTTCCAGATCCATGATCAAATCCCAAACCAACACCTGGGCAACGCCAAATTTCACGGCCCACTGCTCCCCCGATGGGAGAGTGTCAAAATTCTTGCTGTACTTCCGAGCCTGTCGCTCGATGTATGCTTCAACTTCATCTGTTTTGATGTGCATGATGTGTTCTCCTGTGTGGTGTATTGGACATGAATGTAGCAGGTATGTCAACTAAGGGTAAACCATGAGGATGGCCGCGAGACGGGACGTCAATGAGAGGCGGGTGATTGACGCGCTGAAGGCGTGCGGCGCTTACGTCAAGCAGATCAATGATGCTGGAGCCTTTGATCTACTGGTGTACTACCGAGGGTATACCCTACTGCTTGAAGTGAAGGACGGGGACAAATCACCATCGGCCCGAGCGCTCACGCCAGCAGAAGCTAAGTTCCATGCAGAGTGGCCTGGGCAAAATTTGCACATCGTCAACTCTGAGCACGAAGCGTTGGACATCCTGAAGCGTTGCGTGTAGAGTAGATCTCGGCCAGTCTAGCGATTGGTTCTCCTGATCGAGTCGAAACTCGTTGAGCCCTGGATGTCCGGGGCTCTTTTTTTATTTCTGTTCTTCATCAAGGAATGGAATACGCGGCATCACATTTCGTAGCGCCGCATATTCAAGCTGTACTTTTTGGGCATTGATGATCTTGCCTGCTGTGTTGTTCATTTCTCCAGCAACCTTGACATCAATAGTCCCATCCTTGAGATCTTTATAAAGTGCAGCCAAACTTGCAGTCAGATCAGTGATGTTTTTCATAATACGCTCTCCTTCAGTTGACGTTTGATTTGTATCTGTATTCGCTTCAATTCAACAAGCTCATCTGGTATGTCTGAGGCCGAAAAAATGCGCTTTCCGTTATACACGGTTACTAATTTTGCACGGACATATGAATCCGTTAAAGTTGCAATATTTTGTCTCGCGTAGGCGTTTATATGTTCTCTTGTTCTTGTTGTGTATTCTTGTTGATAAGTTCGCCTTTTCTCTAGATTATTTATTCTCCAAACAGCAACTCTATTCCTCATAAATTCAGGATCTTCCCAATATGCAGCACGACTTACTGCGCGATTGCATGGTTTACATCGCCTTGCATATCGAGTGCCATGTTTGGTAACTCTGGAAACCAGATCGGTTAAAGGTATTATCTTCTCGCAATGTGTGCAAAGTCTGTAACCCAAAGCAGGGTCTGGAATTGGTTTTCTTGCCATATTACTCTCCTTGTTTTGTTTCTTCCACTTCGATGAGTTTCTGGATGTAGTGTGCTGCCTTCTTCAGGTCTTGCACTCCACCCTTGTCCCTCCAGCGAGACAGATACTTGACGGCATTACCGTCCAGATAGCCTAGCTCCCAGTCAATGATGACATCCCAGGTCTCAAACTTGTGGCGCTTGTAGTGGTCGCCAGCAATCTGAATTTCATTTGCGCTCATAGCAAAGCTGGTCCTGTTTCTATAGCCTGGGCATACGCGGACTTACGCGGGGCAGCGTTGACAAAACATCTGCCGCCTTCGTAGCTGTACATGAACGGCCAATCGGGGCTTCTTCTGTTGTAAACCTGTGCAGGTTCGCACATTCGTACCTCCGGCGCGTTGTATTCGTCTTCTCCCTTTGACGTGTTTCCAGAACAGTAATCCACGCTCCGCACTCTGGACATTTCATTCCACCTCCTGTTCCACAAAGTCCCCGTTAGGACACGGACCATGCCCGACCCACGGGCCGATCCACGATTGCCATGCGCTGTCGGGATGCACAGGATTCATGTGCACGTTCCTTGCGCACTGCTTGCACTGATCCAGCAATGGATTGCTCTCGCAGCGGGCGAAGTCTTGGGGTTTGTACTTCATGGGTTGCTCCTTGCGCGGATAGCGGCGGCGCACTCCTGTGCAATCAGCCTCCCCGCTCCAGTGGTTGGTCGCTCTGCTGCAAGTTCCTCGCACGCCTTCGCACACGCCTCGCGTTCGGCAGCGGCACCTGCAATTACGCCTTCCATGTAGGTCTGCTCAAACTTGGCCTGAAGTTCCTCCTGCATGCCCTTGGCAATTCCTAATGCTCGGTTGCGCTCGGCAGCGCCGACAAGGGCGGCGAAGCGTTCAACGGCTGCAACGCGCTCATCGCTGGTCATCCATAAGTCGGCCTCCCGCGCTATGCGGATCACATCATCCTTTGTCATTTTTACCCCTTTCTTCCCATCCAATCTTGAACCCCTTGTCCCACGCCTTGGCCCAGACAATGCACCAGAAGTCGTAGTACCCACGATTCAGTGGGAAAGGGAAGCCGTCGCTGAACATTGATCGGACATCTTTGCGCTTGATAAACGCTTCAAACGCCCGGTCACGTTCTCTGTTTGCCAGAGGTACGTCATCGAAGAGCCCTTCGTCTTCTTCACTCATACCTTCCTCCCCCACAAGTAACCCCAGCGTTTACGCCAAGCGTCGGCGGTCTCTTCGTCCACCTCTTCCATGATGGCGTCGGCTTCGTTGAGAGCGTGTTCCATCTCCACCAGCACACGGTCTTGCTCCGTGTTCTGTGCCGCTAGGCTGCACTTACTAGGCATGCAGTCCTGCGTGGCGCAGGGTGGACAGCCGCACTTGCCATCGTCTCCGTAGGGCACCCAGCAGATGCCGCAAACTTCTCTGCTCATGCGTTGCGCGCCTTCAGCGCGGCCTCAATCTCCTGATTCGCATCAGTCAGGCGTTGCAGTGCTTCCTCTGCCAGCGCGGCGCGGAGGGCTTCGATGGCCCGGTAAACACGCGGGTGGTGTTCGCCTTTTGTTTCCAACGCCTCCAGCGCCTGCTGGGCGGCGGCTCTCAGGTCAGTAGCCATAGGGCTGACTCCCTTCCTTCTCATCCCCCAGGTGCATCATGTGCATGGCTTTACGCACAGCGTCAGTGATGTTGAGCCAGTCGTTCCAGCCCACTACCTGCAAGATCTCAACTTTGACTGTGACGTCGTCATTCATCTGAACGATTGCAGTGAGTTGCTGCATATCTTCGTCATAGACTTCTATACGAGTAGGCCAAATGGATAGTTTCATTTCAGTCTCTCCTCAAGCATGATGTCGGCCATGTGATACGCGCTTCTCGCTGTACTTTCGAAGTAGTTTTCACGCATAAGCGCTTGCATCGCCTTGGCCGCGAAGTAATCGCGCAGGGTCATGCCTGTGTAAACAATGTTCTCTGTAGCCCGGATAGGAAACGCAGGGCCGCCCGTAGCCTTCACTTCCTGCGCTGCATCCCATTGTTCTTTCTCTGTCATACATCCTCCTTCAACAGACCTCTCCAGGGCAGATCTTGGAACCTAGAAGAAACTTGATTGAGAGACGCACCGCCGATGGTCTTTGCTGCGAAATTCCACCCGGCACCATTCCAATAGGAATACTCAAGGTTTCCGTAGTGGTCACGTTCGTAGACACCAATCCTCACGGGGTGTTCTCCTTCAAACCATGGGGTTTTCAAACGTAGTACCACACGAGAACTGCAATGGTCGAGACAACGGCGGTTGCCACGCAAAGGCTAATGAAAAATTTCCCCAACTCTTCCAACATTAACTCCTTAGAGTAGAAGTCCGGGTCTTCCTGCCCCACCTCGGTCGAGGCTTCAGCGGGCATGTTCTTGGGGCAAATCCTGCCCTGTTGGCACTGCCCGTCGCAGCACCAGCGGCGATAAACATCCGTGCCATCGTCGCGTGTGTCTGTCTTCATTGCATCCTCTCAACTTTCTTGGCGAGAAGCCAGCGATCACCAAGCCGTTCCACGGAAGCGATCCATTTCCGTGCGTTGGCCCGATTCGTTTGTTTGTCCACATGACGCACGTTCCACAGCTTGAGGGCGTGCTTGACCAGTTGCATCTTGCTCATGTTGTTCTCCTGATAGAAATTTGGCACACTCCGGTAGAGCGCAAAAGAACCCGCAGTCGATGCCACGATGGATGTGCTCCTGCAGCACGGCGATGCGCTCTCTCAGCATCCTGTTCTCATCAATCAAGTTCATCTTGCACCTCCAGAGCCGCAATGATACACTGATGCTACCTGATGACAAGTAGGTAGTTGTACCAGTTGCATTCAGGAGACAGGAGATAAGAATGAACGAGCGCATGAAGCAGCTCATCGCCGCGCTGTACCAACACAGCACGGTGGTGCCCCAGGTAGCAGTACCAAGTGAAGTGTTCCGCCGTCTAGTCGAGGCGGCAATGAAGCGCCCCTCGGACTTTGAGGACGCAAAAATTATCAAGGAAGACCAGTGAAAGCCATCAACGTAAACAACATCATCATCGACAAGGGCACCCAGAGCAGGGCCGCGATCAGCGAGGAGACCGTCACCGACTACGCCGAGGCGATGGCAGCGGGCGACACCTTCCCGCCTGCGGTGGTCTATCACGATGGTGTGGACTACTACCTAGCCGATGGATTCCATCGTCTCCATGCGATCAAGCGCCTGGGCAAGACCTCCATCCAAGCTGACGTTCGTACCGGCACCCTGCGCGATGCCATCCTCTACAGCCTGGGAGCCAACAGGGATCACGGCCTGCGTCGGAGCAACGCAGATAAACGCAAGTGCGTTCAGACCCTGCTGGACGACTTTGAGTGGGGAGAGTACAGCGTCAACGAGATGGCCCGCATTTGCGGCGTCTCACCCCAGCTTGTCCTGGCCGTGAAGCAGGAGATGGACGGCGGGGCGAAGGTCAGCAGCGTTAATTTTAACGCTCCGAAGAAAGCCAAGTCGACAAAACTGTCGAACGTGGTCGAGGCACCGCTTGAGCCCACTGACACCGCCGAAAAGGACGAGGCCGTAGCAGAACTGGTGGCAGAGAACCAGCGCCTGTCTGACCGGCTTGCGGTGGAAGCGATGGACGCCACGCCTGAAGAAAAGTTAGCGGCGACAGAGACTATTGAAGAATTGCGTGAGCAGATCAGGATTCTGGAGATCGAGAACCAGTCTCTGAAGATTTCACGCGACACCTTCCAGCGTGAGAACGGTGAACTAAAGAAAACTGTCGCATCCTTGCAGCGCAAGCTCAAGAAGGAAGAGTAACAACAGCCCACGCTGGCGGGCTTGTATGCCAGCAGGAGAACACATGCTAAAACTACGCGACTACCAAGAAGCGGCATTGGACATGCTGCGTGAGGCTTTCAAAGCAGGGCATCAAGCGGTAACTCTTTACCTCGCAACCGGTGGAGGAAAGACCGAGATCGCTATCGCTATGCTCCATGCCTGTAAGGTCAAGGGCACCCGAGCGGCGATGCTTCTTGACCGGATCGTCCTGTGCGATCAAACATCCCAGCGGCTAGACAAGTACGGGATTGACCACGGCGTACTCCAATCAGGGCATTGGAGATACAGGCCGAATGAACTGATCCAAGTCTGCTCGGCCCAGACGATTGAGAAGCGGGGATCATTCCCTGGTCTATCCCTTCTCATCATCGACGAGGCTCATCAAAGCCGTGCCCAGACGATAGAGTTCATCCAGAACAACCCGCATATCAAGGTCATCGGCTTAACAGCCACGCCATTCACGAAAGGCATGGGGTCTGTTTATTCCCATGTCGTATCTCCAATCACCACCAAGAAACTGGTAGACGCTGGTTCTCTTGTGCCTCTGCGTGTGTTTATCTCCAAGGAGATTGACATGACCGGGGCCAAGAAAGTAGCAGGCGAATGGAGTCAGGCCGAAGCTACGTCACGCGGCAAGAAGATCACTGGCGACATCGTTGCTGAGTGGATCAAGAAGACGCATGAAATATTTGGCAAGCCAGAGAAGACTATCGTGTTCTGTGCTGGTGTGGACCATGGGGTTGATCTCCAGGCCAAGTTCCGTGAGCAGGGATATAACTTCGTATCTATATCCTACAAAGACGATGATCAATTCAAGAAGGATGTGATCGAAGACTTTAATAAACCTGATTCAGATATCGTTGGGTTAATTGCTACCGATATACTTACCAAGGGTTTTGACTCACCAGCAGTAAGGATTGGTGTATCTGCACGGCCATTCACTAAATCATTGTCTTCCCACATTCAACAAATGGGGCGGGTAATGAGAACATATCCCGGAAAAGACTTTGGATTGTGGCTTGATCACTCAGGTAATTACTTGAGATTCCGTGAGGATTGGGAGGATGTATTTGAGAATGGAGTGAGTGAGTTAGACGACGGCAAGGAGAAATCCAAGAAGGAGCCCGATGAGCAGGAGAAGAAAGAGTCCAAGTGCCCTGCATGTGGTGCTCTGTGGCCGCGTGGTTCTGATACCTGCTCCAACTGCGGGCATGTGCGTGAGCGTAAGTCTGCCGTGGTTTCTGTTCCCGGCCAGATGGAAGAACTTGGCTCGATGTCACGCGACGACAAGCAGGCTTGGTGGAACCAGATTCAGTGGAAGATTAAATTTAACGGCTGGTCTTCCGGCAGGGGAGCGCATGTGTACCGGGAGAAGTTTGGCGTCTGGCCCCGTGGGTTGGTAGACGGGATGCCTGAGCCGCCTGGGCCGGTGTTTGAGAAGCATGTACGGGCTGGGCTTATCAAGTACCTGAGGGGCAAACGCTGATGGACTTCCTAACCTTCTGCCGTATCCACGGAATCCTGATCCCGCACATGCCGCCGTTTGGGCTGTGGCGCAGGTATCCCACGGAAGATCACCCACGGTCCAGAAACGGTGCCGTTAAATTTATGGGCGACCACGGGTTCGTACAGAACCACGCCACAGAAGTAAGTGTGAGTGTCTGGAAGCCCGATGAGCCCGTAAAAATTGATCGCCGCGCCCTGGCCGAGCAGGCACATCGCGCAGCTATGGAGACTGCACGCAGGCAAAGCGAAGCCTCCAAAAAGGCCGCTTGGATACTGCACCAGTGCCAGTATGCATCACACGATTACCTCAAAGCCAAGGGATTCCCTGACGAGGTGGGCAATGTGTGGGTGCGCGAGGGTGAGCATCTTCTTGTCATCCCTATGCGGATAGGTCACCGTCTGGTCGGTGTCCAACTGATCGACACTGCTGGCGGCAAGAAGTTTCTGAGCGGGCAGCGCACGGGCGAGGCGGAGTTTGTGATCGACAACAAAGGTCCACACTTCTTGTGCGAGGGTTACGCCACGGCCCTGAGCCTGCGGATGATCCTCAAAAATTGGAAGCGCCGGTACACCATTCATGTGTGCTTCTCAGCCGGGAACATGCAGAAGATCGCTGCTCTGCTGCCTGGGGGCTACGTCATCGCGGACAACGATGCTTCTGGTACGGGCGAGAGGGTAGCCCGCGAGATTGGCTGGCCGTACTGGATGAGCGATCAGCTTGGTGATTGCAACGATCACCACATGCGAGAAGGTCTTTTCAGGACGGGGCAGTCAGTCCTGAAAGCACTCAATATTTAGTGACTGCCCATGCTTAGCGTGGGCATGTCCACAGTGAAGTGCTCGGGGTGCTGCAGTTCGAGGTAGCTCAAGTGGCTGATGATCTGCAGCCCGACGGACAGAACTTGTTCGTCCTGGCCTATAGAGTCTGAGCGGATGGTAATTTTGTCGCCCTCTTGTACGAGGGTGATGTTTACTACTGTGGTCATGTGCGTTTGTAGCGCAATACTGTGATTCCGTACAGTGTCAAAACGTACAGACGGACTACCTCTTACCCATGAAGCCTGCCTGCCTTCTCCGGGCGGCTACGCAGCTTCATAGACCCTTTACCAGAACCGCCTGCCACGTTTTTATGGTGACTTATGGGGCGTACTCATCTGCCTACAGCATCCCGGACGACGGGCTTCGCTAGTCTTTCGTCCGTTACTCCTCCGAGGAGGTTGGCCGCTGTCCGCTGGCTTTAATCCTGTTCATCACAGGGTTCTGTATATCCCTTTGGCTTTCGCTACTTGGGCGTGCGGGTGCATCACACGGGGTTGCTAGGCATAACCCTCCTAGCCAGTGCCATACATGGCTTGCCGTTGTTTTCTTCCGCGCAGCCAACGAAGGCTCTTGCTATCGTGCGGAGTACGGGCTGGCAGCACCCAAAAAGCAAAAACCCTTAAGTGGGGGTACGAGCTTTAGGCTTGGCTGCCGCGACATGGTTGGTCTCCAACACCTTCCATGCGCTTTGACGAAGCCCGCTCCCACACTTAAGGGTTCGGGATTCGCAGTTGGAGTGCTACTGCCGGGTGCCACCCCGACAGGTGCCGCTAGTATAGGTCAGTCCTCGGAATCGTGCAAGCGAAAAAAAGCCCGCCGAAGCGGGCTGGGTCACTCCACTTGTGCCACAAGTAGTGATCCATAGCGGTCCAGATAGTTGATCTCTAGACCATGCTTGTCTGCGTAGTCCAGAACGAACTGCTCGGCCTCATGGCCTCCTAAGCGGCGGAACTCCACCCGCGTTTCCACGGGGTCGCCGCGTCGGTCAGTCCCGACCAGCATGTTGATCGCCACTTCGCCGGGGTTTAGAAGCTCTTCCAGGGCATCCCTGCCGATGGGCTGACCCTTCCACTCGATAGCCCAGTAGATCGGCTCGAGGTCGGGGTCATCCTCGCGCATGGTCCCGTCTGAAGACCAGCCGTCCACCATTGCAAAGTAAATGGAATCCACGATGCCGTTTGGCCAATCCTCCCAATGATTGTGGTCGATCTCTTCTGACACCTCGGGCGTCACGCGGGGCAGGATGCTGGTGCGCCATCCTCCATCGTGCCATTCCACCGGGGCAGTCACCATCGGGTAGTGTGAGTCGTTGATTCTGAGAGTGAACATAGGTCACTCCTTAGGAAGGCGGGCGAAGAACCGTCCGCTCGTAAAAATTATGCGCCGTTCCGTGGTTCCGTCCACTAGGGGGCAACCTTTGAACCGCACATCCTCTCCGTTCCGCACGGATTCGCGTTCGGCACGGGTCAGTCCACTTACGCGGCGGGCACCCTTTGCAGCGCCCCAGCGGGCGCAGCGGGCAGTCTGAGAATAAATCATAGATCAGTCCTCTGCTTTCAGTTTCGCTTGTTCAATTTCCGCCTCGGTCAGTCCTTTGCATAGCAGGCCAGCTATAGCCATAAGGTCCACCATATGCTGGTGTTCTCGGGCTCTGCTGGCGCGGCGATAGCACTCGGCCAGGATGTCCACCATAGGTCAGTCCTTTCTGAGGGTGCAGCGTAGGCGCTCGCTGCCCTCTTTGCGGGCGCGATTGAACCCGGCGCGGTATGCAAGAAACATGACTTGCACTACTTCATGTTCATACGTTACCCCGTCCAATCTAATATCGGGCTCTGGATACATCCAGTGCGTTAGCCGATACCATGTTTCAAACCGGGCGTGTAGGTCTTTCATAGGTCAGTCCTCCAGATCAAGCCGGTGGGGCATGTCTTCGATGTACCCGTAAAAGTACCATCCGACAATGCCGGTGTTCGGAATAGTCCCGTGGACTTCCACCTCTCCACTCTGGCGGATACGGTAGCGTCCCAAGCCAAATTTGTCCCGCAGTGCGGCGCGAAGGTTTTTCATAGTTCAGTCCTCCAAAAGGGCTAAGGCATCGAGGTAGGCGGAGTATGTTTTTGGATCATATTTAATCTGATCCAGCGCCCAGCGTAGAGCTTCCTCCAATCGCTCCACATGGGCCCGGGTGAGCGTGTAGGGGCGGCGGCGCTCCCAGCGCTCATCGGCCAGCTCATCGGCGTTCAATGGTCTTTCAGGATCAAGGCAGGGGATGTTAGGCATAGGTCAGTCCTCCTGCTTAGAAGTACGGGGTTTCAACTGCGTACATGCGGTAAGCACGCGCTTTCCAGCAGGCCAGCAGCATCGCCTTGGCGGTTTCGCCTTCAGCCCAAGCGCGCATCTCGGCGCGTAGATAACGCTCATATACATTCATAGGTCAGTCCTTTGAATCTGCAGGGCAACATGCCCCCATAAGCCCCCAGCGGAGCCTATAGGTGCCGGTCAGGCCGTTAGCTTGGCGATGGTCTTTCGGGCCTCTTCTATGGCATCGTCAACCATGCCCCCGTAGTAAGCGCATTCCTCTACAAACTGGCGCACACTGTCATAACAACAGCCGTTGAGGTATACGGTACCAAGAGTTATCCCTTCCTTCCGGGCCTCTACGCGGGCCTCAAAATAGGCCCACACTCCATCGTTTATCTTCCGCAGTGTCTCAGCGTGTTCTTCCTCGGTTTCATCCCAATCCGGGGGCATGTCCTCGGGAGTCACGGACAGAACAATGTCGAACCCGTCGCGGGTTTCCTTGTGTGCGGTTTCCCAGGTCATGGCTCAGTCCTTTGCAATGGTCATGGTCCCCACCTCGCCGGAGTCCGTCACGCGGTAGGTGTGCGGCGCGATACGCTCAAAAGTACGCAGAAATCCACCCATTGACGTAGGGCGGCGAGAGGTTCTGCGCCACGCCCACAGAAGACGGGCGGCGCGGGCGCGAGTCATGGATGGGTCAGGCTGGGCAGGATATTGATTCCAGGCCCACAGAAAACGGGTTTGCATAGGTCACTCCTCAGAATGGGGCCGGAGCCCCACGGGTCAGAATTCGTCAGCGTAGTCTTCCAGGGCCGTCACCAGCCCGTCGAAATCCTCATTCGGCCCCAGCATCGAGGCGAGGGCAAAAACCGTGTCTCGCGGGTATTCCTCGGCCAGCGACTCCAGATAGTCGCGGCGGCTTGCATATCCGTTGGCTTGATAGTCGTTCATCGTTGGTTCTCCTGTCGGGCAACATGCCCCCATAGGCCACAGCATGGCCTATAGGTGCCGGTCAGTCCTTCAACATGCGGGCGCATGCGTTGTCATAAATTTCCCGTGCGTTTTCGCTCAGCGTTTCCACGCTCAGGAAAGGCGACGGCTTGAAGCTGCGCGAGAGCTTGCACAGTCGCGCATATTCGCAGGACCATTGGCCCCCGTGACAGTCGCAAAGGGCCAGATACCATGCTTCCACAATGTCGAAGCGGTCGAAGTAAGGCATGGCTTAGTCCTCCGAATAGGCGGGTTCAATGGTGCGGCCACTATGGGCGCAGATGATCGGGTCGCCTTCCCAATGGACGAAAACGGCGCACGGCGTCCAATCGCGGGAGGTTCCCCGCTTGAGTGAGTCAAGAATCAGGCGATAGTTTTCGCGGGCGGCTTTGGCATCGATGCACTCGCCATCGGCCATGAGGAGGGCGCACGGATAGCCGCCCGGCCACGCATAACCGCCCGAGCGAATGAATGTCTTAAGGTCTGAGGTTTTCACGGGTTACCTTTCACAAAGTCGCACGGTCCGCCAGCGCATCGGATATTTGCCCGGTGCGTTGCAGATAGTCCAGGAAGGCCACGAACGCGCTGCGCGTGGTGGCATTGTGAAAATTTTGTGGCTTTGATAGTCGGCCAGTGCGGCGGGCGTCAGTTTCCAGGCCAGGATGGCAGCGCCAAAATTCTGCGCGGATTTGTTGCTGGTTTGTCATGGTTTGCCCCTTCAGAAAACCGCCAGACCACGGGAATAGCACTCGTCTAGCTTCGCCCCTTCGCGCAGGTCTTCAGAGCGCAAGATATGCAGGGCGTGGCCTCGCGGGTCACTCTGGACATAGTAGAAAAGCGGGCGCCCTTCCATCATCGCCTTGAGGCGGCGCAGTGCCCCGGCCTCACGGTCCGCGATAGGATGGCGGAAAGTCCGCGTACCGGCTTTCCCGTGAATGTGGGTGACCATATAGGGTTTGCCGGATTCGTCGTCACGCTCAATGGACCATTCGCGGTGGCCTTCGCCCATCCCGCATTCCAGTTCATACCAGCGGTTTAGGGTCAGACTGATTCGGCGCAGTTTGTCCGCCTCCTCTGTGGTGAAGCCGAGGGAGACAAGGGCGTTTTCCAGCGCCGCACGGCGCAACAGTTCTCTTTTCGTCATGGTGTAGGTTCTCCTGTTCAGTTGGTTTCAGCGCGTACCGTGCGCACCACATCGTGCGCTAGTTCTCGCAGGGCATCGAGGCACTGCGCATAGGAAAGCCCAGCGGCTTGCATGTTTCGCATGGCCGCTTGTATCGCCAGGGCGGCGGGTGAGCCCTCCCCGGCGTTATAGGTGCCGCCAGCGCGGCGAGCGCGTTCAGCGGCGGTGAAGTGATGGCGGACAGCCATCAAAAGATGTGCGGTTGTCATGTGTTCCTCTTAAATTGAAAAGCCCACAAGGGCGCCGAGTGCAAGCCCGAATGCGCAGGCAAAGGCCACGTCAGCCACCAGGGCGAGCCGATGGCGAGCAGCAGCTTTAACGTAGACCGAACCCCCAAAGGGTCCGATCTTCCAAAAGTACATGCCTCCGTGCTTTTTCACTTTGTGCCCCTTAGAAGTGCAACGATGCCGAAAACAGCCAGGACAACAGCGGCAAAAAACAGCCGTGTTCCAAAGTAGCCAAGGGAAGACAAGAATTCCATTGTTGGTTTCTCCTGATTCGATGCTCTGGCGCATCCCATAGGGGACAGAATCCCCTAGACGGATGGGTCAGGCTTATTCGTCAAGACTTGATCTGTACTCCGCGACGCGTTGAGCGAAGGCGGGCGGGTCAATCTGGATTGACTCCAGTGTTTCCGGGAAGACTCCAATAAAAGAAGACTCCAATAGGGACAGATCAAGTTCAAAGTCCCGCCCGGTAGTGTGGAAGGGTTGATTGAACTTCTCGGCCCATGACCGGGCGCAGTCTTCGTAGTTGATCGCAGGGTCAATGTAGATTCCGACTTGCATGTTCAAACCTCCTGATTTACGAGCGCGTCAACCTTAACGCGCATGCAGTCCAGATAAGACCCCGTGAAGATCACGCGGTAACCGTTACGGGGCACTGACCCCTTGCACACGATCACGTTACCGTGTGCGTCCTGTTGTGTGGTGTATTCCATGTTGAGGGTTCTCCGTGTTGCGTGCTATCAGTCAGCACAGGAGCGATCCTATCAGCCAGCACGAAGGGCGCAACACAATTGTTCCAATGGGGTCCGGCGTGCCGATAGGCTTTGCCAATGGCCCCTTCGCCGCCCGCAGTGAGCGAAGCGAACAACAGCCCCTTGTCTTCTCCCCCTGTTCCCCTATACTGTATATAACCCCAGTACAGCATCACCCCTATGAAGCTATCACGTAAGACCCTAGAGTCCGCAGCTAAAGAATTGCCTATCTCCGCCATCCTAGGGAAGACCGTTTCCGATGGTCTCACCACAAAGCAAAAGAATTTCGCCCGTGCCATTGCCATGGGAGCCACTAAAGCTGACGCCTACAGGGCCAGCTACGACGTCACCAGTAAGTACACCATGGCAAGCAAACCATACGAACTAATGCGAGACGAGAGAATCCAGCGAGAAATAGAAGCCTATACGCTGGCAATAGAGGCCGAGAAACATAGAACCCCCGCTGCGCTTCGCTCTTTAGTGATTCAAGGCCTCGTACAAGTTGCCCTTGATGCAGATACAAAAGATAGCGTTAAGGTCCAAGCGCTTAAAACTTTAGGGACTGTCACGGAGGTAGCTGCATTCACCGAGAGGAAGGAAGTCCGCAGCATTACCAGCAGTGACGACGCACGCGCCCGTGTCATGGCTGAACTACGCGGCATTCTCACGGCACAGGCACAAGACGCCACGGTGATTGAAGCGGATGCTGACTCACTGCTGCGCGAACTAGCGGGCGTTAATATTAATGCTGACACCAGCGACACCAGCGAGACGACCGTTAATATTAACGATGCCCCTGCCGTTAATATTAATGGGGAGGAGGAGACCCCACCCACCGGGCACCCCCCCAATGGCAGCAGCGGAGTCCCGCTCCCGTAAACATACTATTCCACTCAAACCACCCCAAGTCCTGATGGATTCCACACCAACTTTTGCCATGTCCAGCGTAAATATTAACGCTCCGCACCCATCCCCTCGATCTGGCGACACCCCCCGGTAGCTTGCCAAACAAAAAGTGGTGGGGGGTACCAAAAATTTTTGGCACCGTAAATATTAACGGATGACATAAAGTGGTTTAAGGAAGTGCGCTAAGTTGTTGATTTGTAATGGAAAACAGACCTGTCAAAAAGTGGCGCACGAAGAAAGTTTTGCAGAGTCCGTTACGGAAGGTGTATGGATCTAGGGAAGAGACGTTGGAGATGGGTATGACAGAGGCTCAAAAAGAGGTGTTTTTGGCGATAGATGTGTGGTGGGAGCGGTTTGGATACGGGCCGAGTCTCAGGAATATTTGTGAGCTACGCGGGAAGCCTGGGCTTGGCTCAACCAAAAAAATTGTGGATCGGCTTGTGAAGCTGGGGGCTTTGAAGAGGGTTGAGGGGATGGGTAGGTCTGTGCGGCCTACTTACGTTAGCTTTAGGAACATGGAATGAAGCTAGATGATCTAGTGGCAAGTTTGACTCCTGCGGATCAGGAGAAGCTGTTACAGCAGGTTCAGGATTACAAGGATGCTGTGGACAGGGAGAGGTGCCAGAAGAGTTTCATGGCCTACGTGAAGAAGATGTGGCCGGGGTTTATTCATGGTCGGCATCATGCGGTGATGGCTAAGAAGTTTGAGGAGATCGCTGAGGGTAAGTTGAAGAGGTTGATCATCAACCTTGGCCCTCGGCATACGAAGTCTGAGTTTGGATCGTACTTGTTGCCGAGCTGGTTCCTTGGCAAGTACCCTGAGAAGAAGGTAATCCAGGCATCGAACACTGCGGACTTGGCTGTGAACTTTGGCCGGAAGGTTCGTAACTTGGTGGGGTCTGAGGAGTACGCGAAAATATTTCCAGATGTGGCTTTGAGACAGGACTCTAAGTCCGCTGGAAGATGGGCTACTAATAGAAACGGTGAGTACTTTGCTATCGGTGTCGGCGGCACGATGACTGGTAAGGGTGCTGACTTGTTGATCATTGACGACCCTCACTCGGAACAAGAAGCTGCCCTGGCCGCTGGCCGACCGGAGATTTACGACTCTGTGTTTGAGTGGTACTCATCTGGCCCGAGACAGCGTCTCCAGCCTGGAGGGGCTATCGTGGTCATTATGACTAGGTGGAGTAAGTCGGACCTAACAGGTAAGATCCTGAAGACCGCTGGAGAGTTAGGTAAAGAGGATCAGTGGGAGATCATTGAACTCCCGGCGATCATGCCTTCGGGGAAGCCTCTCTGGCCTGAGTTTTGGTCGCTTGAGGAACTGTCCGCGTTGAGGGATGAACTTCCCCCGGCCAAGTGGAACGCTCAGTACCAGCAAAATCCCACCGCTGAAGAGGGCGCGATTGTCAAAAGAGAGTGGTGGAAGATCTGGGAAAAGGAACAAGCTCCTAGGTGTGAGTTTGTGATTCAGTCTTGGGACACGGCTTTTACTAAGGGCGAGAGGAACGACTACTCGGCCTGTACTACGTGGGGTGTGTTCCACATGAACGAGGACGAGAATGATGTGAACATCATCTTGTTGGACTCTTTTCAGAAGCGGATGGAGTTCCCTGAGCTTAAAGAGAAGGCGCATGCTCACTATGTAGAGTGGGAGCCGGATGCTTTTATTGTGGAAGCCAAGGCAGCAGGTGCTCCGTTAATATTTGAGCTACGAAAAATGGGCATCCCGGTGTCTGAGTACACCCCGAGTCGAGGGAACGACAAGTTTGTGCGTATAAATTCGGTGGCGGATCTGTTCCAGTCGGGTAAAGTGTGGGCTCCAGACACCCGGTGGGCTAGAGAACTCATCGAAAACATGGCCGCTTTCCCCAACGCCCCGCATGACGATGATGTCGATAGTGCTGTTCAGGCACTGATCCGTTTCCGGCAGGGTGGTTTTCTTCGTCTACAGACAGACGAACGTGACGACGAGCGGTCTTTCAAGCGCAAAGTAGCGTTTTACTAAGGATTCAACATGGCAACAAATTTTGACACCGCGTTGATGCCCATTGACATGGGTGCAATGACCGCAGAACCGGTTCTTGAGATCGAAATTGAGAACCCGGATGACGTAAAAATTGGGATTGACGGGGTAGAAATTGATCTGATGCCAGAGCCTGAGACGGCTGAGGAGTTTGGCGCAAATTTGGCCGAGTACATGGACGACGCAGAGCTTCAGACTCTTGCGTCTGACCTTGTTTCCCTGGTGGATGCGGACATCAACAGTCGAAAAGACTGGACGGAGATGTTTGTCAAGGGCCTAGAGGTTCTTGGCATGAAGTATGAGGAAAGAACGGAGCCGTGGAACGGCGCTTGTGGGGTTTATTCACCACTTTTGACCGAAGCGGCTATCCGTTTCCAGTCGGAAATGATCACAGAGACCTTCCCGGCTCAAGGTCCGGTGAAGACTCAGATCATTGGTGAGATCGACCAGCTAAAAACTGACGCGGCGGAGCGGGTTCGTGATGACATGAACTACATGCTGACCGAGCGGATGATTGATTACAGGTCAGAACACGAGCGGATGCTGTATTCCCTTGGCCTCTCAGGTGCGGCGTTCAAGAAGATCTATCCCAACCCGAGTACAGAACTACCTGCGGCTCCGTTTGTACCGGCTGAAGATCTAATCATGCCTTACGGGGCATCCAATGTTTACACAGCCGAGCGCGTGACTCACATCATGCGTAAAACTGAGAACGAGATCAAGAAACTACAGGTTGCTGGCTTTTATAAAGACGTAGAACTGGATGAACCTGTCAGGTTTTTTACCGACATTGAGAAGAAAAAGGCCGAGGAGCAGGGGTACACCCTCACCGACGACGATCGGTATCAGGTGCTGGAGATCCACGTAGACTGGGACATGCCGGGGTACGAAGATGAAGTTCCTTTGCCGTATGTTGTTACGATTGAGAGGGGCACTCAGACGGTTCTGGCAATCCGACGAAACTGGGACGAAACAGACGAGCGAAAGCTCAAGCGACAACACTTCGTTCAATACACCTATATCCCTGGTTTTGGCGCTTATGGTCTGGGCTATATCCACCTTATTGGTGGTTATGCTCGCGCTGGCACTTCCATCATCCGACAACTGGTGGATGCTGGAACCTTGTCCAACCTGCCCGGTGGTCTGAAAAGCCGGGGATTGCGGATCAAGGGAGATGACACCCCCATTGCTCCTGGCGAGTTTAGAGATGTGGACGTTCCTTCTGGAAGCGTGCGTGACAACATCATGCCGCTGCCATACAAAGAGCCAAGCCAAGTTCTTGCTGCTTTGTTGCAGCAGATTACCGAAGATGGCCGTCGCCTAGCCGCTATTGCTGATCTCAAGATCAGTGATATGTCAGCCCAGGCTCCGGTAGGTACTACGCTGGCAATTTTGGAGCGGCAACTCAAAACCATGAGTGCTGTACAGGCGCGAGTCCACGCAAGTTTGCGGATGGAGTTCAAACTCCTGAAGAACATAATTCGGGACTTTTTGCCCACTTCTTATCCATATACTCCTGAAGGCGGAGATCGGTCAGCTAAACAGGCCGACTATGACGTAGTTGAGGTAATACCGGTTAGTGATCCAAATGCCGCAACAATGGCACAGCGGATCATGCAGTATCAAGCTGCTTTGCAATTGGCTCAAGGTGCTCCGCAGATTTATGACTTGCCTCAACTGCATCGTCAGATGCTGGAGGTTTTGGGTATTAAAAACGCTGAGCGTCTGGTACCTATTGAGGACGACCAGAAACCGCGTGATCCTGTGTCAGAAAACATGAGTTTCCTGACTGGTAAACCCACCAAAGCGTTTATTTACCAAGACCATCAAGCTCATATCACAACCCACATGAGCATGATGCAAGATCCAATGATCATGCAGATGATGGGCCAAAGCCCGATGGCTCAGCAGATGATGGGCGCAGTGATGGCTCACATTGCAGAGCACATGGCGTTTGCTTATAGGCAGCAGATTGAGCAACAACTGGGTGTTCCTATGACCGCGCCGGATCAGGAACTTGATGAGCAGACCGAGGTTCAATTGTCTCGTCTGGTGGCCCAGGCGGCTCAACAATTGTTGCAGAGCAACATGGGCAAAGCTCAACAGCAGCAAGCCCAGCAAATGGCTCAAAACCCGCAGTTGCAAATGGCTCAAGCCGAATTGCAATTGAAGGCTGAAGAACTTAAGCGTAAGGAAGCTGATAGTCAGCGAGATTTCCAAATTGCTCAACAAAAGCTGGCTCTTGAGCAACAGCGTTTGCAAGTGGAAACTCAAAAAGAAGCCGCTCGTTTACAAGCTCAACAAATGCAAGGAGACAAAAAACTCCGTGCAGATATGGTGAAGAGCATGATTAAAACTAACCCTCAACAAAGGGCAAAACAGTAAGGAGTAAATATGACCACTGCGTTTGACGTGGTTATCAAAGAAATTGAGGAGCGCCGCGAGTCCATCGCGCAGGCGCTTATCTCAGGCTCAGCAAAAGATCATGCTGAGTACCGCGACTTGTGTGGCGAGATTCGCGGTTTATCACGAGCACATGCTTTTATAACTGATCTTGTCAATCGCATGGAGCAGGACGATGACTGATAAGGCGTGCAAATGGTGTCAACAAGTAAAACCATTAGAAGCATTTACAAAAATTAAAAAAATGGCTGACGGTCGGGCCAATAAATGTAAAGTTTGCACCAATGAAGCAAGTCGCGCATCTGTCAAGGCGTATAGAGAAAGAAATGCAGATGCTATACGGCAGCATCAAAGAGATATGTATTATGCAAATCTTGAGTCAACACGAGCTAAAAACAGAGCAAAACATCACGCAAACAAAGAGCGGCGGGCCGCATCTGCAAAAGCATACGCTAAAGCTAACGTAGAAAAACGCAGGGCTTGGTCTAGGGCTTGGTCGGCAGCAAATCCAGAATACAACAAACAAAAACTAGCGCGTAAACGACAGTCATTAAGAGGGCTAGATGCGTTTGACCGTTTTGTTCTTGATGAGGCTGCAAAATTATGTGCAGTGCGTCAACAAATTTTGGGTGGTGTATGGGAGATAGACCACATTGTTCCAGTGTCTTTGGGTGGCACAAGCGCACATAACAACCTGCAAGTAGTGCCAAAAAGTTGGAATGCTTCAAAAGGCAACAGGAATTGCAATAGATTTTTAGGGTAAAGAGGGATCGGGGGCACCCTCTTTTTTGCCCCCTGCGAAAGATGGAAAACGACGATGAGTGAAATCCTCCTGAGTGACGGCGCAAGCACCACGGTATTGCCCGAAAGTGACGCAGAAAAGGCCCGTCAGGTGCCTGATCCTGTGACGTACCACCTGCTCTGCATGCTGCCCAAGGCAGAAGAAGAGTACGAAAGTGGGCTGATCAAGTCTGGTCAGACCATGCACTTCGAAGAAGTAATGAGCCCGGTGCTGTTTGTCGCCAAGATGGGCCCTGATTGCTACAAAGATCCACTGCGTTTCCCTTCAGGTCCGTCCTGCAAGGTAGGCGATTTCGTCTTGGTCCGACCGAATACGGGCACGCGACTAAAGATTCATGGTACGGAGTGGCGGATCATCAACGACGACAGCGTTGAAGCCGTTGTTCAAGATCCTCGTGGCATCCAGAAGGGAGGACGCTGATATGTCGGATTTCAAGTTCCCGGATGAGATTGAGGCCGAAAAGCCTACGGAAGAGAAGCTGCAAATTGAGATCGAAGGCGAACCCGAGATTGAAGTTGTAGACGACACGCCAGAGCAAGATCGTGGGCGCAAGCCTATGAAGGAAGCACCGTCAGAAGTAACTGATGACGAACTGGCGCAATATTCCGAGGGCGTAAAGAAGCGCATCCAGCACTTCTCCAAGGGTTACCACGAAGAACGTAGGGCCAAAGAGGCGGCTTTGCGTGAGCGTGAAGAGGCAGTGCGCCTTGCTCATACCCTTGTTGAAGAGAACAAGCGCCTTCAAGGTAGTTTGGGCCAAGGTCAACAAGCCCTGCTTGAACAAGCCAAAAAGGTTGTTCAAAACGAACTTGATCAAGCAAAGCAGAAGTTCAAAGCTGCATATGAAGCGGGAGACTCTGATGCTTTGGTTGAAGCCCAAGAGGCACTTGCTGCTGCTAAATACAAAGCAGAGCGAGTAAACAATTTCAAACCGGCAGTTGCACAACCACAAAATCCTGTGGTACAACCCGCTCCGCGACCTGAGCAAAAGGTTCAAGTTGATTCCAAAGCCAAAGCGTGGCAAGAAGCCAATTCTTGGTTTGGGGACGACAAGGAAATGACCGCCCTTGCTCTGGCAGTACATCAAGATCTTGTGGAAAGTGGGGTAGATACAAGCAGCGATGAGTACTACGAGAAGATCAATGCTCGTGTACGCAAGCGGTTTCCAGAAGCGTTTAACTCTGAGAAACCAAAGAAATCGTCGGTTGTAGCTCCCGCCACGCGAAGCACAGCGCCCCGAAAAATCGTGTTGACGCAATCACAAGTTCAAATCGCCAAACGGCTCGGACTGACCAATGAACAGTACGCCCGTGCGGTTGCGGAAGAAATGAGGAAACAAAATGGCTGAACGTAATCCCCGTGAACTGGACACCCGAGCAAAGGCTGAACGGCCCAAGCAGTGGATGCCTCCTACAGCGCTGCCTGATCCCAACCCGGAAGAAGGCTATTCGTTCCGCTGGATTCGCGTCAGCACCTTGGGCACTAACGACCCAGGTAATGTTTCCGCAAAACTCCGCGAGGGCTGGGAGCCCGTGAAAGCAAGCGAACATCCTGAGATTCAACTGATGGGGGTCGGTTCAGGCCGGTTCCCGGACAGCATTGAGATCGGTGGCCTGCTGCTTTGCAAAACACCAAAGGAGTTCACTGAACAGCGCAACTCGTACTACCAGCGTCAAGCTGATGGTCAGATGCAGTCAGTGGACAACAACTTCATGCGCGAGAACGATCCCCGGATGCCTCTATTCAAGGAGCGCCGCTCTGAGGTTTCGTTTGGACGCGGTTCGTAAATTTAGGAGTTTCAGATGGGATACCCCACGATTGATGCACCTTACGGCTTCAAACCCGTAAACCTCATTGGTGGTCAGGTATTCTCAGGTTCTACCCGAGAGTATCCGATTGCCTACAACTATGGCACTGCCATTTACTACGGTGACTTCGTCCAGCTTGCAAGCGGCTTTGTCACCATCCTCGCCAACACCATTGCAGGTAACGCTGCGGTTGGTGTGTTCCTGGGCTGCTCGTACACCGATCCGGTGACCAAGCAGAAGCGGTTCTCCCAGTATTACCCTGCCAACACCCTGGCTGGGGACATCGAAGCCATCATCTGCGACGACCCGGATACGGTCTTCAAGGCTGCTGTGGTGACGGCTGCTGGCACGGCTACCATTGCTTCGGCAACGCAGCTTCTGGTTGGTCAGAACATGGCGGGTAACACCACCACGGGTTCTTCCGCGACTGGCAACTCTGCTGGTGGTGTGGTTGCGGCCACGTCTTCGACCGGTAACTTCCGCGTTCTGGGTCTTGTGCCTGATACGCAGATCAACACGGGTTGCACCTACGTCAGCGGCACCGGCTCAACGTCCATCGTTGTGTCTGGTCTGACCATTGGTCAGGTGATCCCGGTTGGTACGGATATGTACCAGTTGGTGGCGGCTACGGGCCAGTTGCAGTGGATCGGCGTTGTCAGCACTGCTGCTACGGTTTCGTCCGCTACCTCGCAAACCCTGACGATGGCAGCAAACACCACCGCCTCCGGTACGCTGGCTCTGGTGCAAAGCCAAGAAGTGCTCGTCAAGATCACTTTCGGCGCTCATCGCTACTACGTTGCTTAAGGAGTAACTTAAAATGGCAATTTCACGTGCCCAACTACTGAAGGAACTCCTGCCCGGCTTGAACGCTCTGTTCGGCATGGAGTACAAGCGCTACGGTGAAGAGCACAAGGAGATCTACGAGACGGAGACCTCCGAGCGTTCGTTCGAAGAGGAAACCAAGCTCTCTGGTTTCTCCGCAGCCCCGGTGAAGAACGAAGGTGCAGCGATTGCGTATGACAATGCGCAGGAAGCCTGGACCGCTCGTTACAACCACGAAACCATTGCCTACGGTTTCTCCATCACCGAAGAGGCGATGGAAGACAACCTGTATGACAGCCTCTCGGCTCGTTATACGAAGGCTCTGGCCCGTGGTATGGCCTACACCAAGCAGGTGAAGGCTGCTGCGATCCTGAACAATGGTTTCTCTGCCGCTGTTGTTTACGGCGACGGTCAATCCTTGTTCTCGACCGCTCACCCGCTGGTCTCCGGTGGCACCAACAGCAACCGTCCCGCGACGGCTGCAGACCTGAACGAAACGTCCCTCGAAGCGGCTGTGATCCAGATCGCTGGTTGGACGGATGAGCGCGGTCTGCTGATTGCTGCCAAGCCCCGTAAGCTGATTGTCCCGCCTGCTCTGCAGTTCGTTGCTACTCGTTTGTTGGAAACCAGCCTGCGCGTTGGCACCACCGACAACGACATCAACGCGCTGAAGAACAACGGTTCGATCCCGGAAGGCTACACGATCAACCACTTCTTGACCGACACCAATGCGTGGTTCCTGACCACGGACGTGCCCAACGGTCTGAAGCACTTTGTTCGCGTGCCGCTGGCAACCTCGATGGACACCGACTTTGATACTGGTAACAACAGGTACAAGGCGCGAGAGCGATATTCTTTCGGCGTCAGCGATCCGCTCGGATGTTTTGGCAGTCCTGGCGCATGACCTAAGTCCTTGATCTACAAGGAAAAAGGGGCTTCGGCCCCTTTCTTATTTCTTCTGTGATACACTATCGGTTGATAACACAGGAGGCCACATGGGCATCATCTACCGCATCACTTGCACGGCAAACAACAAGTTCTACATCGGCAGCACAGTCAACAAGGCTCAGCGATGGGCGAGGCATCGCAAGCAACTGCGTGACGGTACGCACCCCAACAAACACATGGCGGCGGCATGGGCCAAGTACGGAGAAGCAACGTTTGTGTTTGAGGTGTTGGAAGATGTAGCTGAACCCGCTGCGCTGTTTGCTGCGGAACAAAAATATCTTGATGAGCATGCCGGGAAAGATTACTGCTTTAACTGGGCGTTGTATGCGGGCGCTCCCATGCGCGGTAAGTTTGGTTCCGAAGCGTCAAACTATGGGCGCGTTTTTGGTCCCGAAATGAGGGCAAAGCTGAGTGCAGCGGTGTCAGGTAAAAACCACCCCAACTGGGGCAAACCGCTTTCTGAAAGTACCCGGCAAAAGATCAAAGAAGCAAACTTACTAAACCCTTGGAAGGGGGCAAAACACACGCCAGAAGCCATAGCCAAGATTGCTGCTGCCAGCAAAGGAAGGCCTGTGTCAGAGGAAACAAGAGCAAAACGATCCGCCGCGTTAAAAGGCAGGGAGATCTCACTAGATCAAAGATTGCGTATCAGCAAGACACTCAGTGGTGCAGGCAACTTCTGGTATGGCAAAGAGCGCCCTGACTCGTTCAAAGAAAAGATTCGCAAAGCCGTAGAAGTGACGCTTCCGTCCGGCGAAGTGCAGAAACACGCCAGCATCCAGGCGCTGCGAGAGACCACGGGCTTGAAGGCCCCAACGATCAATCGTGCGCTAAAGTCCGGACAGCCGCTGGCAAAAGGGCCGTTTAAGGGCTGGTTGTTCGTTTACGCTTGACCCCACCCCGCCCATGTGCTACCCTCTTACAAACCGAGCTTCACCACAGCCCGCCGACTGACTCGGCAGACTTCTCCTCAGAGACGACGGGCGCAGATTGAGGAATAAGCCATGAGCTTTTCGACCTTCTCCGGCCCGATTCGCGTGGGCACAAACCGTTACAACCCTGGCCGCAATACGGGCTTGGTTACCTTGGCCCAGTCGTATGACTCGGGAACTGTTTCTGCCAGCACGGGCAACGTGGATGTGACGGCCTTCATCATTCCGCAGGGTTCACAGGTTGTGGACATTACTGTGGATCAGGTGCAGATCCCCACGGCCACTTCGACGTTCACCATTTCTGTGGGCACGACTTCTGGCGGCGCTGAGCTGATGGCGGCGGTTGCCACCACCGCAGGCGGGCGATTCCGTGGTACTACGACTGCGGCTACGCAGTTGGCATGGCAGACCTCCACCACGGCGGATACGACGATTTACATTCGCAATGCGATTGGCACTCTGGCTACCACGCAGGGCCGGTTCATTGTGACGGTGAGCTATGTCCAGCGTGCTCCGAACGGCGCTCAGAACCCCACCACGTTCGAGAACTGATGACAGGGGGCTTCGGCCCCCTTCTTGTAGGAGTGCTGAATGGCTAAGACCAATTACAGCTCCCACGCTTCGCGTGTCCTGAAGAGCGGAGATCTACATGGCTAAGACTAATTTCAGTCCGACGTTCCCTATGTTTCCTGGGGATGCGGCTGCTGTCACGCCTAGTGACACCAACAACCTGCGTGAGCCTAGCGTCATTTTTGTAGGTACCACGGGGGCTTTGCGGGTGTTGACGGCGCAGGGGTCAGATGTGACGTTCAACGCTGTTCCGGGCGGGACGGTAGTGCCGTTGCAAGTGATTCGTGTGTATGCGTCGGGTACGTCCGCGACCAACATGGTCAGGATTTTCTGATGTCGTTAGGGTTTGGCTTCGCGCTTCCTGCGTACCCGTTGCGTGGCGGCGGGGGGAACAACCCGTTCAATCAGCTTGGCCCGACGCTTGACTTGTCTTTTGCAGGGGTGGTGACGGATCAATCAGACCCAAACGGGTACACGCTCAACACCAACTTCATCATCCCGCAGTATCAGATTGCTGCTCAATACGTAGTTTGGGAGACCGGCGTGGGACTCGTAGACAAAACCTTTTCGCAGATCATCACCTTCACCCGTGCCAGCACGGCCACGTACTTCGACTCGGCTGGTGTGCTGACCAGCGCAGCCGTTGACGCCCCCCGCTTCGACTACAACCCCAGCACGCTGGCGGCTCAGGGGCTGCTGATTGAGGAGTCCCGCACCAATTCCATTCGGAATAACACGATGGTGGGTGCGGCGGCTGGTACGCCGGGGACGGCTCCGACGAATTGGGCTGTCACGCCTGGAGCCGGACTTTCATCTCAAATTGTTGGCACCGGCACAGAAAACGGCATTACTTATATTGACATACGCATTTTTGGTACAACAGCAGGCTCTGTAAACACGGATATTAGTTTTGATATTGTAGGTTCTACGTCCGCGCTTACAGGGCAAACATGGACAGAATCACTGTATTACAAGTTAGTGGGTGGGACGCTCACTAACATTTCTTCATTTAATTGTAGGTTTAATGAATACACATCTGGAAGTGTATTTATTACAGGTCAAACCTCTGCTGCCCTAACTAACCCAACATCAAGTGGACTGGCGACCCAACGTGTAAGCGCAGCGGCAACCCTTAACGGGGGCGCAACCACGGCTCAATTGCTAGGGTTTTTGCGCGTTACAACTGGAACAGGTGCGGTGGATTACACCCTGCGCATCGGCCTGCCGCAGTTAGAACTCGGCGCTTTTGCCACCTCCGTCATCCCCACCACAACCACCGCGCTGACCCGTTCTGAAGATAGGGCTTCAGTGAATACGCTGAGCCCTTGGTACAACGCGACTGAGGGGACGTTGTATGCTGAGGGAGTGCCAATTTCTCCTTCATCTTCTTTTGCTCGTGTTGCGTCAATTGAAGATTCCGCATTTAACAACGTTATTTCTATCCAAAGAAATGGAACAGACGCCCGAGGTTTTGGAGATGGCGCAAGCACAATAGTTGCAAGCGCAATGCCGCAAAATACTGTTTTTAAGGCGGCGCTGGCTGCAAAAATTAACGATTTTGCTTTGAGTGCTAATGGCTCCGCTGTAAATACAGACACAACTACAAACGCATTGCCAACGGCAAATAAATTAGGTTTGGGAGCTACTACGGCGTTTACCTCGTACACCAATCTTTGGCTCCGCCGCATCACTTACTACCCCCGCCGCCTGAGTAATGCCGAACTTCAGGCAATAACCCTGTGACCTACGACCCCTTCGACCCATTCAACGAGGTGCCCATGTACACGGACTTCTTCTTACGCTTCACCGACGAAGCCGAGGCCAACGCGGCGCTGTTCACCGAGCAGACCAACGTGCAAGACGATGTGGTCGAGACGGTGCTGGTGCCCAAGTACGCTGCTGTTGACATCATCGGCGTGATCTACAAGCCAACGGGCAACCTGCTGCCTGCTGAGGACGAAAGCGGCGACGCGGTGGACGAGATGGCTCCGCTGAAAGGCTTTCACGTCAACGTGCGCCACACCGAAGAGGCTCCAGAGTTGGACGCCTACAAGGTCGAGGTCAAGACCCCCGTAAGGATGTGGGCCTAACAAGGTTTGAACGTCTAGTATGGAACTCCCCAAAATTACTCCTGTTGTGCAGTTTGTGACTGCGGCGTTTGCGCTGGTGGTTGGCGGCTACACAGCGGGAGATAAGTTTGGTTGGTTCCAGCGTGAGATTCTTCAGTGGTCGCCGGAGCACTTTAAGATTGCTCCGACCAAGATTGGTCAGCCCGTAAACGTCACCGTCGCCAGAATCAAGAAGCGCGATGATTGCTCTGTGGAAGGGTTTGAACCCACAGTTCGTGACGCTGCAGGGGTCATTCATGCCTCCACACCAAGCATGCCAAAATTTACGGGACCTGCCAGCGAAGAGGTTGACACGTTCACATACCAGCTAAAGATCTCGGACAAAAGCGCAGTGGCTCCGGGTAAAGCAACTTTGTTGGCAACCATCAAGTACAAGTGTCCTGAAGGCGAACGCACAGTGACATACCCACGCCACGCCAATCTTTCTTTCCTGTTGGAGAAGTAATGGCTAAGTCACCCGCTTGGCAAAGGGCTGAAGGCAAATCAGACGCGGGAGGGCTCAATGCCAAGGGCCGTGCCTCCTACAATCGGGCTAATCCCGGTAAGCCTGGACTGAAGCCTCCTGCACCCAACCCTAAGACTGAAAAAGATGCTGGACGGCGCAAGTCATTTTGCTCAAGAATGCAGGGGATGAAGGCTAAACTCACTAGCGAGAAGACAGCCAAAGATCCCAACAGCCGCATCAATAAATCTCTGAAGGCATGGAACTGCTAACATGGACTCGCTAGTCTGGAACACGCTTCTCACGGTTTTCATTGGTTTGCTGGGGTGGATCTTGAAAGAGAAGTCTGCTGAAATCAACCGACTTGGTATCCTGCTGAACAAGACGCGGGAAGAGGTTGCCAAGGAATACGTTACCAAGGTAGAAGTTCATGCCGATATTAACCGTGTTCTGGATCGCCTTGACCGTCTGGATACTAAGCTGGACCGCTTGGTAGAGGTGCATAAAAATGCCGGTTAAGTCCGATGCTCAGCGGCGTCTGATGTACGCTGCGTTGAAAGATCCAAAGGGTACAGGCATCCCCCGTAGCGTTGCCGAGAAGTTTGTTGGTCCCAAAGCACATGCCGAAGGAGGCACCGTGAAAAAAGAATCCCCCGCGATGATGAAGAAGGAAGTGGCCTTCATGAAAAAGAAGGGCGCTCCGAAGTCCATGATCAAGCATGAGATGGCCGAAGCCAAGGGCTACGCCAAGGGCGGCTCCATCGATGGTGTTGCTACCAAGGGCAAGACCAAGGGCAAGATGATCAAGATGGCAATGGGCGGCAAAGCCTGCTGAGGAAACAACATGCCTAACTACCGTACCCCTTCGGCCAAAGAGTCTGAAAAACTGGATCGTGCTCGTGCCATGATGCAGCGCGGTATTGCTGGTGAAGACGACATGATGTCGCGTTTGATGCCAACAATGCGTAAATCTGCGCGTGATGACATGCGTGCGGCCAAAGCCTTGCGTGAATCTGTGCCTGAGTCGGCGCGTGAAGGCGAGGCATATAACCAAGCAGGTTATGCCAAAGGCGGCATGACTAAGGGTTATGCTAGTGGAGGCTCTGCATCTTCTCGCGCTGACGGTTGCGCTACCAAGGGCAAGACCAAGGGGAGATTCGTGTGAGGATGTCAAGGGGCATGGGCGCTATCCGCCCGGAACTGAAGAAGCGCCGGGACAACACCGACTTTTTGGAAGGTGGCAAGCGCCATGCTCGCAGGGACAACACCGATTTTGTCGAGTACGCCGAAGGCGGACAGGTGTACGCCGAGGGCGGAGAAGTTGGCCTCTACGCCAATATTAACGCCAAGCGCAAGCGGATTGCCGCTGGATCGGGTGAGAAGATGCGCAAGCCGGGTTCTCCCGGCGCTCCTACTGCCCAAGCCTTCAAGCGCTCCGCGCTGACAGCAAAGTAAATCATGGCAACATCCGGCGTAGCAGTTTGGAATCCAGACCTCAATGAAATCGTCGAGGAGGCCCACGAACGGTGTTCTTCAGAATTGCGCACGGGATATGACTTGCGCACAGCACGGCGTTCGCTGTCAATTTTGCTGGCGGGCTGGTCTAATTTGGGCATAAATCTTTGGACCATAGACTCTGGCACAATCAATCTCGTCCAAGGCACCAATACTTACAACCTGCCGGATGACACTGTTGACCTTATTGAGCATGTCATACGAACAGGTGCTGGGAATGTTTCTACGCAAGTGGATTTGACGATTACTCGCATCAGTGTTTCAACGTACTCCAGCATCCCCAACAAATTGCAACAAGCGCGGCCTATTCAAGTATGGGTAAACAGGCAAGCGCCAACGCCGCAAATTACAATTTGGCCTACACCTGATGGCTCACAACAATATCAGTTTGTGTACTGGCGGCTACGGCGTCTTCAAGATCCAGGCGCAGGCGGAACGTACACTCAAGATATTCCGTTTCGCTTTATACCGCCACTTATTTCTGGCCTTGCTTACTACCTTTCAATGAAGATTCCTGGGGCTGCGGACCGCATGCCAATGTTGAAAGCGCAGTACGATCAAGACTTAGAATTAGCTATGGGCGAGGACCGTGAGAAGGCTGCGGTACGGTTCGTGCCCCGGCAGATGTTTATCTCATGAGCAACCGTTTTGCAAACGGCGCAAAAGCATTTGGTTTCTGTGACCTGTGCGGGTTTCGTTTTGACCTGAAGAAACTCAAGAACCTGACGGTAAAGACCAAGCAAACACAGATCAAAGCGTGCCCCGCGTGCTGGGTGCCCGATCAACCGCAGTTGCAGCTTGGGATGTACCCCGTCAGTGACCCTCAGGCCATACGAGATCCACGTCCAGACACGAACACTTGGTACTCTTCCGGCGTGACGGCTACGGGTTCGTTTGGTGAGGGCAGCCGCGTGATCCAGTGGGGCTGGAACCCTGTTGGAGGTTCAAGAGGTTTTGATGCGCCCCTGACGCCAAACACCTTGGTGGCTCAGGGATATGTTGGTACAGTCACGATCAGCGTGACTTAATCACAAGGAGCCCGAAATGGCAAAGATGACTCCGAAAGAAGCAGTGAGCGCCCACGAGGCCAAGCTGCATCCCGGCAAGCCCAAGACCTTCAAAAAGGGTGGGCCCACCACTGACGACCGCATGCGCCTGGGCAAGAATATGTCCCGCGCCATGAACCAAAAGACGGGCTGACATCATGGGCAAGATTACAAAGCTGCCGCCTGCCAAGCAGGCATACCCCCAGGAAGCCGAGAACCCTCGGGACCTCTGCATGGTGGTGAACAACTTCTCCAAGGAAGCTGCTCCAAAAGCCAAAACGTCTGGCATCAAGCAGCGTGGGTCTGGTGCTGCTACGCGGGGCTTCATGTCTCGTGGGCCGATGGCGTAATTTGGAAATTTTTGGCGGGAAGTCCAAAAAGTGAACTACACCGAGTTGCAGACGGCTGTTCAGGACTACGTTGAGAACACGTTCTCTTCGACTGATTTTGCTAATATGGTTCAACTATCTGAACAAAGGATCTACAACTCTGTTCAGCTTCCGGCGCTCCGCAAAAACGTCAATGGCACGTTGACTTCTGGCAATCAGTACCTGACCGCGCCAACAGATTTCTTGTCTGTCTTCAGCCTTGCAGTCATTGATGCTTCAGGAAACTACGAGTATCTGCTGAACAAGGATGTGAACTTCATCCGCTCGGCGTTTCCCAACCCGAATACGACGGGCACTCCGAAGTACTACGCGTTGTTTGGCCCTGACTCGTCAAATTTGACGGAGTTGACGTTCATCCTCGGCCCGACGCCCAGTGCAAGTCTGTCAACGGAGCTGCACTACTTTTACTATCCGGTCAGTATTGTCACTGCCGGTACGTCTTGGTTGGGCGACAACTTTGAGTCCGTGCTGGTCAATGCGGTGCTGGTTGAAGCTGCTCGGTTCATGAAGCAAGAGCCTGACATCGTTGCCGAGACGGACAAACAGTACGTGCAGTCCCTGACGCTGCTGAAGAACCTGGGTGACGGCAAGAACCGTCAAGATGCCTACCGCAGTGGGCAGATCAGGACGCAAGTCATTTAAGGAAACAACATGCCTATCTCTCAAGCAATGTGCTCCTCGTTTAAGCAGCAGCTTTTTCTGGGTGAACACGACCTTGATACTGACGTT